CTAATTGGTTTCTTCCGGCAACCAACCTTCTCGTTGAAGCCTTTTCCACGCCATTCTGATTTGCTTTTCTGAAAAGAGCCGCTTGCGATCATTCCAGTTATAGGTGAGCTTGACAGCTTCATCGGAAGAACGCGCCCCTTCTTGGACTGCGACCCAGTGAACGGTAGCGAGTAACTCCATACCATGGGGTGTTTCGAAGCCGTGTATCAGCCGAGAGACACGGCCGACGCGTTCATGTGTAGTTTCGTGCCCCTGTAGAAACTCATCAGCAAGTTCAGCAGCTTCGGGCAACAACTCAATTGGACGCCCCGGCTTATCATCAGCGTCGCCATAGCCTTTGATCAGGTAGCCCTCCATTATTGAAAGCACATGACGCAAGTTTTGAGCGTAGGGCCCATAAACGCCCTTTTGGTATTTGAGCCTCAGCGGTTCTCCGGCAGCCTGCATGAAATACATGAGCTTATGAATCTCAAGCAAAGTAACGAAAGGATCCATCAACACAGCCAAGTATCGCTGAATGAGCTTTAGGAGAACTGCTCGCCCCGCCGTCATATTCGGTTTTCGAAGGTCCTTCGCCATTATTGAGGGCTCAGGCGCACCGATGGGTTCGTACAGCATCACGCGAACGTTCGGCACCTGGTCGAAGGCGGCCATGATTCGAGGTCTTACGTCATTCCAACGCAAGCCGCCGAGACCCGAACCTAGCGGCGGAATCGCGATGGACCGTATTCTCCTGTGTCTGACCTCGTCTATCAGAGCAGTTAGCCCAGCATCGATATCCTCGATCCGGCTTTTGCCTTTCCAATGCCGTTTCGTCGGAAAATTTATGACATAACGAGGATTTGTCAGGCGTCCCGTCTCATATACCAGCATTCTCCCTGGGCGCAACTCATGATGTTCGCAAACTCTTTTGTAAAATTTGTAATTATCGGGGAACGCCTTACGGAACTGAAGAGCTACTCCTCTGCCCATTATTCCGACGCAGTTCACAGTGTTCACTAAGGCCTCTGCGTCTGCATGCAGAATGTCTCCCTGCATTAACTCAACCATGTCCGCGTTCCTCAGTAGTACCAACCTGGTTTGATGTCCACATGCGGCCTGTGTTTCGCCGTGCTCAACAACGTCTTCACTCTGCGGGCGATATCCTGGTCCTTGACACCGATCATCTCAAATAAGTGCCACGGAAACGAGTGTTCAACCAGGAACTCCGCTTGCTTGCCTTCTTTCACATCGGGATTGCGCCAGTCGTTCGCTGCCACGGAATCCCAATCAACCTTGTCCAACTTCGATGCTCTATCGTAGAACTCAGCGAAATACGCTCCCGCGTTGCCGGTGCTAAAAGCCCACCGCTTCTTCTTCGTGTTAGCCCACTGAATCACGGCAGCAAGATCAGCTCGTAGGTGAACGATCGGTTTTTGGCCGCCGGTGTACGTTAGACCAGGGCTGTTACCCATATGCAGGATGTACAGCATCACTGATCGCGGGCAGAAATAGAAGGGTACGTACTCTCCCACGCGAGTACCCGGATGACAATCGACTTCGAGTTCTTCCAACCGCCGACGCTTTATTTCAGACATGCCGATTAGGGTGCAGTTCAAATTACGTCTGACACGCTCAGCGTCCGACCAGATTTTCCCATCAATGATGTTTGGTAGATTGTCCACGTGGGTGATGTGGTAAATCTTTGGATCACTCGGTATCGGCATGCGGTTGCGGTAAATGGTACCTGAGCGTTCGGACACGACATTGGAGCATATACGACCGGGCTCAGCAACTTTTTTACGAGAGGCGGAAGACATGCTGCCCGCGCTCTCTTGAGGACCAAAACTCCGAGGAACGCGAGGGAGCGAGGCGCAAGAAAAAAGGGCCGCGAAGCATGAATGCTTCGCGGCCAAAAGGTTCGAGGGTGGGATATCGCGCGGATATCGAGCCGAACTCAGCCCGGCATCAGGAAGGCTGCTGTCCTCCACTCGGAATCTTGCCCAGCCCGTAGAGAGTGGTGATGACACCCAGATGGGTCAGTACAGTCGCGTTCTCGACCATGTGACCGGTCAAATGCCAGAACCAGGCGTGCTGCCCCATGTAGAACAGCGCCCAGAGTCCGGCAAAGACGCGACCGAAAGATACGTCTCCGCTGGTCGAAACCATCTTGTTGAGAAATGATTTCATGATTAGAGCTTGGCCTCCGCTTCCTTGGCGCCGTCGCGGACCGTCGCGCGGATCGTGGCCAACTCCGCCTCCGCCCTCGCTTCGATCTTGCGTCCCCAGATGACACCGGCGACCAGAGCGACGATGACGGACACGAACCAAAAGCTGAAATAACCGACCATGCTTTCCTCCTTTCAGTGTTTGGCGATGGCGTAGCCGATCGCCGCGCCTATGGCGACGTGTTCGGCTACCTTCACCGCGCGCTTGATAGATGAGCCGCCCTTGGCGGCCTTCTTCCATGTCGCGGCTTCCTGCTTATAGGAGTCACGCTGCGTGGTGAGCTCCGCGGCTTGGGATTTCATGTCGACAACATCGTGCTGGCACACGTCGAGCTGGCCCGCGCTCTGCTCGCAGGTCGCCAGCTTCTTGTACAGCGGCACGACGTCTTCAGACGGAATGGTGTAGCTGACTGCGCCAGTCTTCGGATCGGTCGCGGTCTGGACGGGCGCAGGCAGGTTCTTCGCGGCCATGTCGAGGATCAACGGCTGCGCCTGCGCGGGCGTGCGGATCGATGCAAGTTGTGCCGTAAAGACCTGCTGCTGTCGCTCCATGGCCGCATCGCGCTTGGCGATAGCATCACCGGCAGCGTCGATGGTCTTCTGCGCGTTGGCAACGGTCTTCTGCAGTACGTCGGTCGTGGCCTGTGCCGCCGCGTTCCGCATCTCCGAGTTGTGCCACTCAAAGAGCAGGACCATGAGAAACACGGCGAGGACGGCGCCGGCGATGATTTCAATTCGGGTGCGGGTATTCATAGTTTCACGCGGTGCGGGCGGCTCCGGGAGTCGCCCGCCGGAAGGTTAGGAGAGCTGCTGGTCGAGCGAAGTGGGAACGGTGTCGGGGTTGAACTGGATCGTCTTCGAGTTGGACAGGTTGTAGGCCGTGTCCTTCACCGTCAGAGTGACAGTACCCGCCGTGAGGCCCACAATGTCGGCCGAGCCGTCTTCGTTCTGGGTGAGCTGGCCGACTTCGGGATCGTCGACCGAATACTGGACGTTTGCCGGGACGATGGGAACATTGCCGCCTTCGGCGTTCTTCTCGACCGGCACGGAATGAACTGTGGAACCAACATTCTTGATGATGTCAGCCATTGCGCTTTGTGCTCCTTGGATCAGTTGAAGTAGGACTACAGGCCGCACGCCGTGCTTCGAGCGCAGCTTGCGGAGGAAGAAGTGAAACCAGGCAAAGAACCACCACATCGCGTCCTCTCTGTGTCGCGTTTTCGGGAATAGTTCAGGCAGCGGCCCGGGCGAGCCAGCCGTTCAGGAATTTCGCATTGGCGGGATTAGCCGCGACGACTTCGCGGTAGTGCGCGGCCGCACCTTGCCGCAGGCCTTCCATCAGACTGAGGGGCAGGCGCGCATTCACCGCAGCTTCCGTCGCCGGTCCCCATTTGCCATCGACGGCGACGCCGAGAGCGCGCTGGCAGAGTTTGATCGACGTGACCAGGCCCATGTTGACGGCCATATCGAACAGCTTCCAGGCGATATCCTGGTCCTGGACGCCATCGAACGACCAGTAGCTTTTCAGCACATGCGCTGCGAGCTCCAGGGCGCGCTCGCGCGAGCAGGTAAGCATTTCGGGAAATACTTCGGGATGGTATTTCGCGGCCACACCAAAGCGCGTCGCACCGCCCGCATCAAAGGTGATCTTGCCGGAGAGAGTCGCGTCTTCGAAGCGCAGCGTGCGCGCTACGGCCGATTGCAGATTGGACATTGGAGTTCCTTAATCCGGCGGAAGGGGATTCAACTCAGGGATGGTGATGGATGGCCAGATCGAGCAGCTTCCACACGAAGCCGCCGAGTCCGCAGGCGCTGCCGATCGCCATGACCGCGCCTTTGGCCCGTTCGCGTACCGTCATGGTGTCGCGCGCGTCCGTCTTGAGCTGAGAGATCGAAGTCAGGATCTCCGAGCGGCACTGCTCGCGCGAGTAGCGGCATTCCTCGCGCGGGGTGAGCGCGCGCAGGTCCTCGCCCAGCTTGCGCAACTGCGCGCCGAGGGACGGTGATCCGTTGCCGCCCAGCACGACGAGCGCCATGGCTTCCGAGCGCGCATTCAGGCGGCTCAACTCGGCGCGGATCGGCGCCAACTGCTCGTCGGCGAGCCGGCGCAGTGTCAGCTCGCTGGTGAGTTCGGCCGTGTGCTCGGCCATTTTCTGCACGATCGAGATATCAGGTTGGGTGGATTGCATAGACATGGTGGCGACCAGGTTCGTGAGATTTCGGCTTTAGCCGAGAATGTCAGGCGAGTCCAGCGGCAGCTCCTCCGAGGAACTCCAGGCATAGACCGAGGGATCGGTTTCCTGCAGGTCGAGCTCGCAGTAAATCACGGGCGCTTTGGCTTCGTTGTTTTGCTCTTCGCTTTCGCCCAGGTCTAACTCGCTGGTGGGCTCGTAATCGACCTTGATGCGAAAGTTCGAGATCTCTATCAGCTTGCCGTGGAACTGCATCGAAGGATGGGTCCAGGAGACGACGTCGAGGGCCTGCGCGCGCAGCGTCGAAAGCTTGCACTTCAAAGTGCCCGTTCCTTGCTGGCGATTGCGCGTCAGGTAGATTTTCGCGATGCGCTGTGCGGTCGCGCCGGAGATGGTGAAGGGCAGCCGCAGTTCCTGCCACAGCGTTTCCGACCCATCGGCCAGATAGTTCTGATCCTGCTCATAGCCGTGAATGGGGTCCTGTGAGAACGGCGGGAAATCGGCCTGCTGCCATTGCGCATCGAAAACGTTGCGCGTGCGCAGATTCAGCGGGAGTCCGGGCCCATCGTGGATGTACGGGAAGGTAGGCGCGATGAAGGTGCCGCGAACAGCGTTCACCAGGTCGCGGAACTTGCGCGTCGGGACCCATTTGACCGTCCCTAGCAGGTCATCATCGGTGATCGCGATGCCGACGCCGTACCAGGCGGCGGGATAAATCTTCCAGACGCCGCCAATATACACGATCCGGCCGGCAGCGGCGGTCATCATGTTGGTCAGCACGTCGCCGGGCGTAGTGTCGGTCTGGAACGTGCCGTTCATGGTGTAGCGCGGCTCGGCGAGATTCGAGTTCGACAAGCCCTTGCATTCCCATTCGACCGCGTACTGCCCGCCCGGTCCGGGACCATCCCACACTGTCGCACTGACCCGCTCCGGAAAATTCGGCGGATTGTTGGCGCTCACTCCGGGGCGAACGCACATGTAGGCGTAGCCGTTGCCAGGAGCGATCACCTGCCCGTAGCTGTACGGCGCATCAGCTTCCCATCCATTTAAATTCGAGTAGCGGACCGGCACCAGCTCATCGCAAATGTTCGCCGCGGCGATGAGCTGCTCTTCGTCAATCTCGGTGTCATAGAGGCAGCCCAGGCCGAATTCTTTGTTGCAGAGATAGTCGGCCACGCACAGCGCCCAATTCTCCGTGTAGCCGCAGGTATAGGCGCGAACATTGGTGACCGGCTGTGAAGCAGGCGGATCGATGGTGCCGCTGCCGTTGCCATCGACAGTGAGGTGGGCCAACAGGAAGGTCGGCTCGCCATTCTGCGCGACGCCAGGGCCAGCGCCTTCGATGATGATGTTCGCGCCGTTCAGCCGCGGCGGGAATTGCACCCCGGTGACGGCGTTGAGCGCGTCCTGATTGATGGTGACGATGCCGCGGACGTCCACGCGCGGATCGTAGATGTCGTCTTTGCCGACGATATCGACGCGAATGCCCGGAATGCCGTTGGAGAAGCGGTTCTGATCCCAAGTCAGGCTGATGTAGCTGTAGCCGCGCCCATCGAGGGTGCAGCTCGGTTTCCAGTTCGGGTCCTGCTGGTTCTGCAGCGGATAGCAGGCGACCTGTCCGGGCGCGCCCTGGCGCGTCTCCCAATGCACAAACGAGCGACCATCGCCCAAGGGAAATTGGGCATTGTCGAAAGAATATTCGTTGCCCGACGCATCGGTCAGTTTGCCGCCGCGCGAATCGCCGTGAATGTCGGTCAGCACTTCCTTGCCGTCGAGATACAGCCCTCCAAAGGCCAGGCCATTGCGACCGGCATTGCCCACGCGCGCGACGTGATGGCCGGTGTGGGCCACGATCAGGTCGAGCCGCGTGTTCTGCGACGAGGACGTGTTGATGTAGGCGATGACACCGCCGACCCGCGAGCGGCCGTAGACCACGTTCCAGGGGCTCGCGGGCTGCTTCACCGCAATGCCGATGGCGGGTGAATACTGCCCCTGCAGCTTCTGCGCGATGCCTCCCAGCACCATCGAGAAGCCGGTCGAGGCAATCGCACCGTAGAGCGCCATCATGGCGGCGGCCCCCATTGGGCCGCAATAGATCATGAGCGCGATGCCAGCGACCAGCATCGCGGCGCCTACGATGATTTTTGCCATGTTAGGCGAAGGCGGTATCGCGGAGATATCCGACGAAGACAGAACGCGCGACTGATCTGGCGGCCCTAGGGCTTACCAGTCAGCATCACGCATTGAAAACGGCTGAAGGCTGAGGTGAAATACCAAGATGGCCAGCTCGAAGGCGGTTCCTGCACGATGTGCCGTAGCCTACCCAAACTTGATCCACTTCATTCAGCAGGGTGAACTTGACCGGCTGTTTGACATGGCGACCTCAGTATTGCTCCAACGACGAGACGAGTGTGAGCGATCTGCGAAGCGGGCGTGGGATGAGTACGCGCACCGCCGAGATGAATTGAAAGCGCTCGGCGCGAGACTTGCAGAATTGGACGCCGGACTGCAAATCGAACCAGCCATTGAGGAAAGCACGTTCGATCCAAAGGAAGCAATGCGGTCTGTCGCTCACTCCGAATGCTCCGTCAAGGATCTTTACATTCTTAAATCACTTATGGACGAACTTCGGATATTGGGCGTACACAAAGAAATTGAGATTGAGAGAAGCAACATTTTACGAGCGACTTTCCCCACCATCGATCCCAACCGGATGCACGCCGTCGCCTATATCGAGAAAGAGATACCATGGCTTCGGCTGGTATTCGGTTATCCTGCTATCGACGAATTACGCCTTATCGCGAATTGCATTAAACACTCTGGCCGAGTAAGCGGCCGGCTCGCGAAATGCCACCCAACTTGGCACTTCGGAACTGAGCTCAACGATGCCTACACTCGAGAACATTGGACGACTGAGAGCGGTCCCGTGTGGGATTTCTCGACACGATTGGGAAGTGCGTACAAGCGACTCGCGCCTTTCGTGGGTGCCTACTTCGCGGACCTCAGAGAGAAGTGTACGCGTCTTCGTGCCCTGCCGAACCACGCTTCGCAGTGCCGGTTTCTGTCCACATTCGCGTCAACATTAGCCGAAAACAACGCTGTGTACTCGAGATTCGTTACGGCGAGAACCACCAAGCCTGGAAATCAGGAGTGAAGTGAAAGTTACTCCGAACTCCTAGCCAATAGAGCTTCCTATCCCTAAGCGGATCATCGGCAAAACGGAAAATGCGGCTTGGCTAAATTGCCTTGCGGCGCCAAACCCAAGAGATTGATTACAAATTAGCTTTGCGAGGGCGGTTGCGGGGCCCGGGTCAGCGGGGCGAAGCGAGGCCGTCCGTCGTCGTCTTCGATGTGAGCGCCCGCTGTGAGCGGGCCGATGCGCCACGCGCGGCGCACATGCGCCAGTCGCAACAGGCGCAGCCCATCCGGACCAGTCACTATGACGTGACGGCCGTTCAGATGCACGATGCCGAGGGCCTGGCGGTTGAGACCGGTGGACGGCGAGGGATTGTCGAGCAAGACCACATCGCCGCGCTGTGCGTGCAGGGGTTTGATCTCCGGAATGCCGTGCTGGGCGGCGAGCTGTTCGGCCACATGCTCCAGCGTTGTCGCATCTCGGCAAATCCGCCCCATGGCCGCCAGCGCCGCGTCTTCACTCTCATACTGGCCGCGAAACGCGGCCGCGAGATCGATCCCGGTCATCGCCTGGACGTGATTGCACACCGAAAGAGCGCAATCATGCTCGCCCCAGGCAAACGGCTTTGCCTTGTGCGCTTCGATGGAATGGTGAAGCTTGGCTTCCCACTGTTCGTGCCGGGTCAACATGGCGGCGTCTTCCTACTTACTGGTCGTACCCCAGGCGCCGTTCCAGTCCATGGTCCAGGCGATATAAGCCAAGCCGGTGTCGGCGGGATATTCGAGGCGCTGGTCGCGGTCGGTGAATCGGCGCTCGATGCGGCGCTGCAGGTCGGCGAGCCGGTTTTCGACGGAAATGGAGATGGTGGAGGTGTCCGTACCTTCGAGGATCGTCGGCTGGTCCATTCGGCCCGCGTAGCAGAGAATCGGCGCGTCCACGATATTGCCGGCGCTGTCAAAGAACGCCAGCCAGAATTTCACCGGTAGACCCTGCCGTACCTCCCTTAGCGCCTCCGAGAGCAGCCGATTGTCGACGCCGGAAAGCGAAATCGTGAAGGTCTGCGCGTTGAGCTGCGTATCCTCGGTGATCATCGAGACCTGGCCGAGCGTGCCGAGTCCCAGCCAGTTAAATCCGTTCCAGGCCAGCGGGCCGTAGCCGCTCCACACGCGCTCGATGGAACTGAGGAAGTGGAGCTCGGCAAAGAGCGCACAGCGAATCTGGCACGCGACGGTCTGCGCCGCCGCCGCATCGGTCATATTGCGCATGAAAGTCTTGGGCTCGCTGGCGGCGGATCCAGCAGCAGTCGTGCCGACCGCCTAACTACTACGGGACATCGGCAAAGCACAAGCACCGAATGGCAATGAACAAGCCTCGATTCTTGCCGCTGTTTTTGGGGGACGTTCACCTTTATACTGTTCTGCCCAGACGAGTGTCACCGGGAAAACAAATCCAACCGCGCGCGAAGTTCAGTTCGAGCACTGCCTTTGGAAAGGCTGAAAGTGGCAAATGGAACCGAGAGCCATAGTTGAACAAATTCAGCGCGAGATTCTGAATTCGCGGCAAGCGGCGATATCAACAGACTTCGTCAATGCGTTGAACTTGATATCTGAAGTAGTTTTCTCCCGTAGCTCTGGATTCATTCTTGAGTTCCTGCAAAATGCCGAAGATTCCGGACTCGACCTCGCGAGCTCGGGGTGCTTCAACATTGCTATTAACAAGAAGAGAATCAAGCTAGTTCACAATGGGAGCCCGTTTATCGAAAAGGACGTTCGGGCTGTCTGTGGTATTCGCTCTTCCAAAAAGCCGGAACGAGGAACTCTTGGGTACCTCGGAATTGGATTCAAGTCTGTATTCAAGGTGAGCGATGCGCCTGAAATTCATTCGGGTGAATTTCATTTCAAATTCGACAAGGGCCATTGGTCCCCATCAGACAATGTGCCTTGGCAGGTAGTGCCCGTGTGGATCGAAGGCAGTCTGCCGCGTGTCCCGGACGATGCCACTAAATTCATTGTCCCTTTTAAGGATGCTGACTACTATCACACGCTTCGTTCTGAACTGGAACACCTAGGGACGGAACTCTACCTATTCTTGAAATGGCTTCGCAAAATTGAGATTACCGATGAAGTTACGAACGAGAAATGGACATTGCAGAACTTCGGAGAGAGGGACGACGTAACGACGCTGGGCCGAGACAGCACGCAGCAACGGTTTCGTTTTTTCCGCAAGGTCGTCACAGTGCCTGACGCGGTGAGGCGCGATCCGCTTACACAACATTACCGCCGTAATGTCGTGGAGCGCGAGATTGCGATTGCGTTCGCCCTCGATGACAATAACAATCTGGCGCCTTCCGAAGCGGGTGCGATGTACGGCGGGGTGTACTCATTTCTGCCGCTCGGCGAAGCACGCAGCGGAGCAAAATTCCCAATCCAGGCCGATTTTCTCGTTCAACCCGGACGTGACGCCATCAATTACGAGGCGAAGTGGAATCACTGGCTTGTCGAGGAAGTCGCTGGCCTGTGCAAGACCGCAATTCACTATTTTAAGAAGCACCCAAGCTGGAAATATCAGTTCTTGAGGGCATTTGACTTTACCAAATCGGCAGGTCTTGAATCTTACGACAAGTTGTTTGGTCCCAAGCTGATTGAGCCCATTACTAGGTTGCTGGAAGCGAGCTGCATTCCGACGAGCGACGACAAATGGGTTGCGGCGGCTGATGTGGTAAGGGTCAAGCCGGAGGAGCGCGATGCAATCGCGGCATTAGTCTCGTCAGGATTGCTGACCGACGAGAGCGAGATTGCCTCGGTGCTTGGCAACAGGAGCGGTCTCCATCTCGTACATCCGGATGCCGATGCTGGAGGCGTGCACGTCAAGGATGTTGACCGATGGGACTTGCTGAAAAACGCCGACTACTTAAACAAACAAGCCAAGCGGGGCGATGCGGCGAAGTGGTTCCGTTCACTGTATCTCTGGCTCCGTGATTACCCCGCGCTGGAGAAGTACTTTTATCGCACCTGGCGCAGCAAGGCCAAAACATATCATCAATATGAGATAGTTCTGACGGGCGATTCTGCTCTACTTAAAGGGGGCGCAGTGTCGTTCTTCGATGTTCCTGCTTCGGACGCGGTGAGCAAAGCGGTCGCGGTAGAGTTTGGGAAATCAAAAAAGCTCTTGCATCGTGACATCCTTGATGGCGCTCGTGATGACGTCCAGAGAGACGAGCTTCGAGCGTTTCTGACCGGCTACGCGGGCGTGCAGGTGCTTGACTCTGAAGTAGTATGTCGTGAAGCAATTCTTCCGAAGATTCTTGTCTCTGCAACGAAACCAAAGAGAGACGAGCTGTTGAGGCACACGCAGTATTGCTTTGAGAAGCTCGGAGCAGCTCTCCCCAGCGGAATCGAGTTCTGGGTTATCGGCAAACAAGGCGGCGTACGACCTGCGAAGGAGATGTTCTTCGCGACCGAGTTTAATCCGGAGCAAAACTGGGAGGCTAATAGCCAATTCGTTCCGGGGTTACACTTCCTCAGCCCCGACTATCTGCCAGCCCAAATCGACAGTGCTCAACAGAAGCTGTGGCGCGAGTTCTTCGTTCGCGGGGGAGTGCGGTCATCGGCCCCAGGTAGCATGGTTGAACAGTTTGCGATGAACTATGCTCAACAGGCATTGACAATAAGGTGCAAGAAAATCACACCCGTAAACAAAGCGAATTACGGCTATGACTTGGAGGCCGTACTAACTACGACCGGAAAAACGCATCACGCAGGAATCCGAATCGAGGTGAAAGGTCAAACATCCGACAGTGATGTCGAATTGACTCCTGAGGAGACAATCGCTGCTGATAAACACAAAGGAAATTACTACGTGTCCGTCGTAAGCTCAATTCCCGAGAGCCCTGTTATGCATATGGTTCAGAATCCCGCTGCGCCGGGTGTCGGGAAGAAAGACAAGCTTACAATTCCTGTAAAGGTGTGGAAGCGTGCTCGGTGGCCATAACAGAAAAAACCGATTCACTTAGAGTCCCGCACTCCCCCTCTTGCCGATTGAGAAGTTATCCTCAATGCGCTTTACTCCCCTTAAGGTGTAATTACAGCGCTTCTTTGATTTCGTAGGAAACGGAGAACAAGCGGTTGGGGCCGACCGTCCAGGAGCGCTTGTTGCTCTTCAGGCGGAACAGGCCGGCGGGATTATTCAGGATGATGGGGTCGCCTTCGTTTGGCCCTTCCCGGACCGACGGCCAAATGTTGATGGTCGCGTCGCCCTGTTCGTCAGAATCTACGTCCTGGCCGATTACCATGTGCAGGCGCTTGCCAATTTGCAGATAGTCGCCCACCTTCAACTGCGCCTGAATGCTGGGTGCCCAACCTTTGGTATTCAGCACCCGCGCGCGCGAGAGATTCTGGCCAGCACAGAGCGGTTCACCGTTCGCCGCTCCGCTGGGAGTGAGGCCGTAAGGGTCGGAGAGCGGAAAGACGTTCAGTTTGCCGCGTAACTCGGCAAGAAATCCGCGCCAACGGCCTGCCTGGTCCGCCGACATCGGCGGCAGGGTCATCATGCCCTGCCAGAAGTCGGTCATCCAGTCCTGCTGCTGCGCTGCACCGCTGTATGGGCTGGCGACTTCGCCGATCAAATCGGTCAGGTCCCATTGCACCTGACGAATGCCAGGGGAATCGGGCATGCCGATGATGTTCCAGCCATTGAAGGTTCCGATGATCATTGGGATAAAGCCCGCCGCAGTTCGCCGAGCGCCTTTGTGCGGATTTGCGAGATGCGCGATTCGCTGACGCCGAGCGCGCGCGCGACCGTGGACTGATAGGGCACTTCGTTGCCATCGAAATACAGCCGGCGTATCACTTGGCGCTCACGTTCACACAGGGAATCGACGGCGGAGGCGAGCTGGCGCGACCGCTCGGCCTCGATCGCATCACGCTCAGGATCATCGGCGGAAGTCAGGGTTTCGCCAATGGTCAGCTCGTCGCCGTCGTTGTCGCCGAAAACCGGCGTTTCCAGGCCCAGGATGTCCGGAACGCGAAGCTGATAACGCCCGCCGGGAATCTGCGCCCGCACGAAGTCATACATCGCACCCTTGATGCGGCGACGGGCAAACTTCGCCAAACTCGGGACCTTGCCGGGAACGTACCGCTGCTGGGCTTCCAGCAAGCCGATGACGCCTTCCTGCATGAGGTCCTCCAGCGCCACATGCCGAAACACGCGGAAGTGGATCCGGCGGGCGTAGAGGCGCACCAGGACCATCGCATCTTCAAATTCGGTCACTGGGCGCCGGTTATTGAATCGTCGAGCACCAGAACATGTCGCCAGTCACCTTGTCGGTAGCGGCGACATTGAACTGCAGGTAGATGGTGGCCGGGTTGTTCAGGTTCTCCGACCAGGCTAGGCCGGTGTAGGGCGATTCGGTCGTGCCGCCGAACGCGGCCCAAGGGATGTTCACGACTTGAGCCGTGAGTGACGCCGGCGTGAAGATTTCGATTGAGACATCACCGCCATTGTTGCCCGTCGTGAAGGTCGTCGGGTAAGAGTAGGTCGTCGCTCCCAACTTCCAGTACATCGTCACCGCCGCACTGCCTGTGGTATGGCGCAGTCGCCCGAAGCATTTCACTCCGATGCCTACCGAGAACGTGCCCGATGGAATGCTATAGCTGTAGAGCGTCGCGGCCGAGCCGGTCCCACTGGTCGCCGCCGTGGGCCCTTGCATCGAGCCGCTGAGAACGTGCGGGAAGCTGGGCTTATTCGCCAGATCGTTGTAGCTGCCCGAAGTCGCGACGGTTGCGGGCGTCTGACCGTTGATCTGGTTGGCATTCCACTGTGCGGTCGCGTTGCCCACATCAGCCGGTGTCACCGTAACGTCGCTGGAGAGCGGATGCCCGTTCACTTGGCGCGTCGGCGGCACGCCGCAGCCAGCGCCGATGCAGCTTCCGATGTGCGCGGTCGTCGCGTCCACGTCGGCGGCATAGATTTCCGGCCAGCGCTGATTCGGGTCGCCGAGCCAGCGCGTGCTCGAATCACCCGTCGCCCAGATGGGAACGAAGGTCCAAGTGGTCTGATCGTAACCGGGATTGGTCCAGCGCCAGCCCATGCGCGCCTGATATTCCGGCGTCTGGCCGAACATGGAGCGGTTGAAAGTCCCGAACTTCACTCCGCCGTTGAAGTATTTCGAGTTGTCGCCGTTGCCGATCGCGGCGATATCGGTCGAGGCGTCGCTGCCCGCGCCGAACATCTCTGTCGGCACGCCGTTGGGATTGCCCTGCATGAAGGTATCGGGCAGGAAGGTGAAAGCTTGATTGCCGAACACCACGCCGTTGCTGAGATAGTTCACCGGCTGCTTCGTCGTCTGCGCTACATTCACGATCAGCTTGCTACGGGTAGTGTCATTCAGGATGTTGGTGTACCCGTTTAGGTAGAAGTTGGCTTCGGTGAGCTGGATCGAACCAGGGCCGGCATTCTTGATGAAGTTGACCTGACTGGTGCCGAAGGCATAGCCGCCGGAAATATTCAGGCTCGCGAGGATCGTGTCATCGGTGCTAGAGACCAGGATCGCCGGGTCCTGCACCTGGGCGGGGCAGATCGAGGCCTCTGCTTCCGCCTTCAGGCCGTGAATGTCGAGCGTGCCAGCCGCATTGTAGTTCGCATTGATGAGCGCGGTTTGGTTGCAATCGCCGCTGATGCCGTTCAGCACGCCGACTCCCGATAGGTTGGTAAAGGCCACGCCGGAGCCGTGCACAGCGCGGTTCGACGTGATGTTGTTAACCGCCGACTGCGAAGCGGAATAGCCGATGAATTCCAGGTTGTTCGCGTAACAGGCCGAGAGCTCGACGTCGTGAACTCGCGCCGTCTCGCCCAGGTTCTCGATCTTCAGGCACTCTCCGGCCGTTTGGTTCGCGCCGTTGCCGACCAGGCGTATGTTTCCGATCTCGCCCCAATGCCACCATTGCGGAGTCGCCGTTCCCGTGCCGACCGTCGAAGTCGCGATCAGGTCCGCATTCAGGCCGTTCGCGGGCTGAACGATGGTGCCGTGATTGGTGGACGCGCCTGCGCCCACCAGGTGCGCGCCAGGCTGCAGGATGATGCCGGCCGTGACGTTGTTATTGCCGTTGTTGTAGGTGACGGTGGAAGAGATGGTGTAGACGACAGGCGCGAGCTGGACCGTAACCGAGTCCGGAATGTTGAAGCCCGGGCCACTGTAGTTCGTGGCGCGGTCATCGATCACAGCGCCCGTGACCTGGCCGCTGCCCACAGCGGCATTGATAGCCGCTTGGATCGAGCTGTAGTGGCTGACCAGATAGGCGACGCCGACCAAGTTGTTGTAGGTAATTGTGCCGTTGAAAGTCTGCTCGGCCGTCCAGGTATAGGGATTGCTCGTGTTGACGCCGCTGCCCGAATTCTCCCAATCGTAATCGTAGTTATTGTTGCTCTTTTTCGTGAGCGACTGGCCCAGCAGCCCACCCGGAGGAACGATGCCGTACAGCAACGGAAATTGCGGCGGCGGAGGCAGGTAGTTATCGAGCAGGAAGATCGGGCCGGTGATGTAAACGCCGGCATAGTCGAGAACCGGCTTCCCTGAAGTCTTGTCGGTTACCGTGACGTGGTAGACGACGTTGGCGGGCGCGGTCTGCGAGGAATCCGGAACCCAAAGCGAGCGGTCCGGGATACTGCCGCGCGTGACGATCGTGCACAGCGGACGCGTGATGACCTGCCCGCCGTTTCCGGCCCTGAAATTCAGCGGCGCATTCTGCGGAGTCGTGCCTTGGATGCAGAGCTGGCCGCTCTGCAGCAGATTGCCACCTGCGTCGAACAGGTTGTGCGCCTGGAACTGGGAGCGGTCATTCACCCCGATGCCACCCACCGGTACTGTGACCGTGGGAGTGCTCGGGTCATTGGAGGTTATCACCAGCGTGGTTGAGTAGGCCTGCTGGTTCGGCGGCTGAAAGGTTAGAGAGACCGTGCAGCTCTGATTGGGAGGCAGAACATCGGCGAACTGGTCGCAGTTCGTCGTCGAAAGGCTGAAATCCGTCCTGTCGTTCAGCACGAACGAGGTCAGCGACAGCGGCGCCGATCCTGAGTTCTGAATGGTGACGACGCTCGCTGGGCTGGTCATCCCAATTTGCACGTTGCCAAAACTGACCGAGCTCGGTGTTACCGTGATCTTCGGCACGTAGGAGACACCGGTACCGGTGAGCGTGACATCCACCGGAGTTCCAACGCTGCTGGCTACGTGAATCGATGTCGTGTACGGCTGCGCGTCTGTGGGCCGAAAATCGATTGAACTCTGACACCAGTAACCGGGCTGCAAGGGCTGGGTCACGATGCAATGCGTGCCCTTCTGAGGATCCAGGCCGAGTCCCGCAGGCGGTGTGCCCGGGTCCATATCGTTGTCGTCCCAATGGCTGCCGTCGCCCAGCGTCATATCGCTCAGCGTCCATGCTGAGGGAGAGACATTGGCGATGGTCAGAATTTGATTGGGACTCCTCTGTCCGACCGGCCCCGTACCGAAATCCATGCTCGACGGTACGACTAACATGGGGCCGGAATACGAGATTGTGGCCGTGAGCGGGAAGGCGCCATCGACGCAGCCCACACCCGCTGTGTTGACCTGCGCCATCACTTGCGGTTGCAGCCCGGTAAGCACTTCATACGGGAAATCGTTCGCTGGCAGCGACCACTGCAGCGCGCCGTTGGTCAGCGTCAAGGTATAGATCAGGTTCTGGTTGAGATAGAGCCCGATCACCGGCGCTGTAGTGCAGCCCTGTAACTGCTGAGCGGCGCGGATTGTGAAAGAGAGAACCACCTGCGGCTGATTCGTCTGCAGCAGTTGGACGTTCGTCCACTGCATGTCATAGGCGAGCAGACCGCTGGCCTGCGATTGCGCGAACGCGGGCCCGGAGGCCAGCGCAAAGAGAATGGCGAGCGAAGCGAGAGTGTGCTTAATGTTCATAAGAGATTTCGAAATGACATCACCGCGATTCGGGTGACAAGTTGGGCCGGATTAGGCGGGTTGCGAGAGTGGACGACGGCGGGCCATTTCGGCAACCGCCGCGTATGCGGTATTGATGGCCGAGCCATGCGCCGCCACCAGCGCGCGATGCACGCGCGCCTCGACATCGGCGGCATTAGCGCCGCGCGCGTCGATGTAGTACATGGCGCCCGTGCCGATTTTGCTGTTGGGCGTGATGTGCCCGCTCACCATCGGAGTGAAGGTTTCGCGGCCCATCTCGCCGACATCGTAGGTCAGGCCGGCTTGCACGTCACCGCCTCCGGCTAAGTGGCCGGTCACTCCACCGATCAGGCTCGAAAAGAAGCCGCCGCCCAAATTGCCGATCGAGGAGAAGATCGAAGTAAGAATCGAACCCAATTTTCCGAACACGCTGCTCAGAGTCGAGCCGATCTCCGACATGATCTGGTTCAGACCTTGAAGCTGAGAGCCGCCCGTTTTGTCGGGTACTGTGCCCGGCACGCCAGCGTCGTTCGTGGGAGGAATATCGGTGGGCTGAGCTCCTGGAAACGGCACGCGCTGTCCGCCCGGAGCCGTGCCTCCCCTGGGCATGTTGTCGACCCAGACGTGATAACCGTCTTTCTTCGCCGGTTGCTTGCCCGTGATCTTACCGATCACGGCGGCTTCCAGCTTCTCCAGGCCGAGTTTCGCAAACTGCATGGCGATGCTTCGGAAGAATTCCGACCAGCTCGCGCGCGACCCGGTCAACAATCGCGCCAGTTGCTCATTGAGGCTCTGAATGGCCTCTCCGAAGATGCGCTTCAGCTCCGCCGCTGCGTTCGCGGCATCGCGCGTGATCTGGTAGAACACCGCTGACCAGGTGTTGGCGAGGGCCTGGCCCTGCAGTTCGCCCATCGTCTTTTCGAATTCGGCTTTCAGCTTCTCGATCTCGTCCTTGAGCCGCTGCACTTCGGCGAGAGCGTCGGGATTAATGATCGAGAGCGTTTCTGCCGACTTAAGCTGCTCGGAGAGGCGCTTCATCAGCGCGTCGAATTCGACGGTCGCGACGTCCATCTTCTCCTGCACCGCTGCCGCGGCCGACAGCTGCCCGGTGAATACTTGCCAATTGATACGGCCGTTTTCAAGCGCGGCATTCTGCTTCGCCTGGGCGAGTGCCGCTTTATCTGCGATATCGAGTGCCTTTTGCTGGCCCTTGAGTTGTTCCGGGTTGTAGACGCCGATCGGAGTCGGCTGCGGCGCGGGTGGGACGCTGCCGGCGGGCATCTGATAGAGCCGCCCGGTCAGTGTCGCTGAGCCTCCGACACCGACCGGCTTCATTTTGCTCAGGCCGGAGAAGAAGCCATCGTTCGCTTTGCGCGCGTCTTCCTGCAGCTTCAGCCACTCCTGGTTAAGCTGCCTCTGGAGCTCACTGACGCGCTCATGCACTTCGCGCCATGCATCGCTGCCTTTGGCGAACGTGTCGAGGTACTGCAGCCAGAAGTTGCGCTCTTCCATGACGAGCGCTTCGTGGCCGTTCTTCGACTCTGCGAGTTGCTGCTTGAGCTGGTCCTGCAGGTCTTTGAGGCGCGCGGCGGCGGCGGTTTTCGCCTGCTCCTGTCTGTCCTTCTTGTCCTGGTCGGCTTGCTGCTGCTTCGACAGGTCCGCATTCTGCTGCTCGAAGTTATTGAGGTCCTGCCGCGCGCGTAGCACTTCGGCGTAATCGCGATAGTCCTGCTGAATCTGGTCCGTGCCAGCGGAGTAATGTTGCGGCGCCTCTTTCGCCAGGCGCTCCGAGTCTGCTTCGCGCTGCGTGAAGAACTTGTCCAAAGCAGCGTGCATGTCGCGGTTCGCGTCTTCCGTCTCTTTCGGCGTTTTCGCGGCGCGGACTTTGGCGGCGCCCTGGCGAACGATGTCCTGATACTGCCTCTCCATGGCGTTGATGTTGAATTCGGCGTCGCTGGTCCCAGCTTGGCCCGTCAATGCACCGCCCATGACGCTCAGATGATGCTGCGCGAGCAGGTCTTGCGTCGCGCGGGCCGCACGAATAGAAGCCTCGGTGAGTTTGTCGGCCGCAACCCGTGCCTCGTCGAGCGACAGCTTCAGCCGGTTGCTGGGCTTGTTCTCCAGCTTGGCGATCGTGATCGCGAGTTTGTCGTTGGCTACGGCGAGCTCGTCGGCTGCCAGGCGCGTGGAGTCCTGGATCGACACAAAGGCTTCGTGTGATTTGTCCTTCGCCTCCTGCGCCTTCTTGATGAACTCGTAGACCTTGATCCCAGCATCGATCAGCACTTTGCCCAGCGCTACGACTGCAACGGTCGAGAACGCCGACGAGAGCAAGGGCGAGACACCAGGCAGGCCTGCTAAGAAGCGCTGTAGATGGCGCGGCATATGCACGCCGATCTCTTCGCCGAGCAGCATGATCGAGCCGCGCGCCTCCAACATCGACGACGACATTTGCCGCGCGGCCGCGCGCGTCTCCTTGGCCGCGTCCTGCATTTGCGCGCGGAAACGCGCGAACTCGGCGCGGAGTTGGATTTCCAGTTGTGCGACGGTCTTTGCCATTACAGCTCTTCCAACGCTTTACGCAGCTCGGCTTCGAACGCTTCGAGCGCGGCTTGTTTGGCGATATCGAAGGCGGGACGCAGGAAGGGATGCGGGGCAACATGGCCGACCACTTGCCCGCCCACATTGCCCCATTTCTTGCCTTTGCGGGCACGCTTGCCACCGCGTATCAGTTTGTGGCCGTCTTCCAGCCAGCGCGCGACGTGTCCGGTTTTTTCGCCCGGACCGATGGAAGCGCCGGTCACGCTCACATCGCGGTGAATGTCGCCCTTCAATTCACCGGGTGCGAGACTATTGCTCCCGGGCATGTCGTCGGGCTTCATCGGCGCGAGCGTAATCGCCGCATCCTGGAAGACCTTGGCGGCTGCGTCGTTGGCGCGCAGCGCGGCCTCGGTCGCCAGCTTCTCGGATACCTTGCTCAACTTGCGGTCGAGCTCGGCGAGTCCCCGTACCTCAACTGTGATTCCGTCCATGATTACGCGGCGGGTGTCGAGAAGGGCAGCAGCGCCGCGCGCACGTTGCGGGCGAAGCGCTGATGGTTCATGCGCTTGGGCGCAGGCGGGCGATCTCGCCAGCGCGAAGGCATGAAATCAAGCGGCGACTTCGGTTCTTTCGGCGCGCCGATCGACGTGTTGACAGTAGCGGCCGTATTCAGCCCCATCACCAGCTCGAAGTGTTCGCGCGCAGTACGCCGGCGGCTACAGAGCGCGTGAAACTGGCGCGGGGTCAGAGAAAAGAAAACGGCCGGAGCAAGACGCAGGTCGTAGACCGCAATCGACCAGAGTTCAAGCCAGAGTTCGGCTGGACTCAGCTCTCGCTCAGGCCCTCGGTAGGGCGTTCCGCATCCCCTGAGCTCCTCGCGGGTTGTGATTGCATCCAGCAGGCGGCGATGGTGCCGTAGATATCGGTCAGCGTATCCATCCGGATCAGGGCGGAGACTTCCTTCAACGTCACCTTCGGGTGTGCCGTCATGAGCGCCGCATACAAGAGTCCCCGCAGTTGCTCCGCTGTGGCTTCTTCGAGATTGAAGCCGCGAAGCAGGTTGATGGGCACGAACGGCACACCTTTAGGTGTTGCGGCCGCTGCAGCAGCGTTGAGCGCTCGCTCAGCTCGCGCGATCGCGTCGTAGTTGTAGACGAGGTGCCAGGTCTTGCCGTCGATGACCAGCGTGACATCAGGCAGAGTGGGATCAGCGCCGGCCGTGCCGGCGACAGTCTTGCGAGCCATAGGATTCCCTCAGATTGGTGTTGGGAAGGAAAAGAGATTTAAGCGCCGGCAGTGAAGGTGATGACGCCGGAGATCTTCAGCGAACCGCTCCAGGTAATGGCCTTGTCGTACTGCACGTCGATGTTCGACTCTTCCACCACCGCGGAGAAGGCGAACTTGTCGCCGCTGGTCTGCTGCGCAGCCGTTTTCGGCAGGACCAGGCCAAAGTCGGTCAGCGCGCCGCTCTTGAACGCATCGCGGAGCGCCAACTGGCCGGCATCGCTGCCGACATAATTGCCGCCGCACTTGAGCTGGCCGGAGTCGAGCAGGGTCACGATGAATTCCTTCGCGCGGCCCGTGCTATCGCTGTTGGTGACATCTTCGGTGTCGTTCTTGCCGCCCGAAAACTGGAAGGTTTTGACTTCGACAATGGGATTCTCCCCAATGGAGAGAACTGTCCCTTTGCCGGACATTGCTTTGCTTGCCATGTGCTTACCTCGTGAGGAAGTGCCTCCGCTTACTGCTGCAGGAAGGTGATCATGTAGTCGCCGGACCGTCGGTAAATGCGGGCTGCGGAGTCGCAGTCGTCGCGGATCGTCACGCGCGAAATGGCCATGACGAAGGTGTGATCGCTGTCGGGCAGCGCGCCGGTGAAGGCTTCGAGGACCTGAGCGATGCGCTCCTGGATGTTGCGGACGGCTTTATAGGAGCGTCCCCAGGCGTCGATCTGCACGCGGCGATCAACGTACCCGCTGGGGCCATCGGCAGTGTGATCCGAGACTTCGGAGATGTTCAGCAGGCTCACGCAGGGATACGTGGGATCCACCGGGACCAGCAGCAGCGTGATGCGGCCGCCGAGTTCGAGATCATCGTTCAACGGCCCATCGGCCTGCAGGAGCTGGCAAACACCTTCTTCTAGCATCGGAGATATCGCTAAGATTTCGCGCCGATATTAGGCGCGATGGTGAGGGTGAACAGCAGAAGGCGAGTGCCGGCGCGGGTGCACAGCTTCGAGAGAAAGAAGAATCCCAGCGAAAGCCGGAGCAGGCCGTGCGCCACGCTCACCGGCCAGCGAAAGGTTAGGACTTCCCGCATGACGATTCACCGCGCGGGCCGACCCCGCGATGGACAGCCCCTTTTCCATCCACCGCAGAAGCCCGGCCCGCCGGAAGTCAATTCCACTTCGAATCGCAGAGGCAGATGAGGACGTCGAGCAGGTGCCGCTTTACGGATGACTATCTATTCGCTTCGTGTCATCATATGCGGTCAACCCTTCCAATGGCCGTTTCTCAGGGCACGGAAACATACACCATCGACATCGCACCAGTACGCGTGCGCGGCCTGTCTTATTCCGACGGCGAGCTCGACAGCGCATTGACGGCCGAGGTTGCCGATCTCGTCTACGACAGCTCTGGAAAAGCGGCGGTGATAGAACTTCTCGATTCGGTCGCAACGACTGAGTTCGAAGCTGCCGAATTGAAAAAGATACTCGAAACGACACCGGTTCCAGAGGATTGGCGTGTTGGAGAAGCATTGGCTCAGGTCTTCCTAACTCAGCATCGGAGCTCGGAGTTCCCTTGGCCAGCGAGCCGGGACCTGCGCAACCCAGTTTCCAGCCCGGCAGGCACAGACCTCGTGGGGTTCAGTGAGATTGGGGGACTGCTGCGCTTTGCGTTCGGCGAGGTAAAAACGTCGGCCCAGAAGCAATGGCCACCATCCCTGATTTACGGAAGGCATGGTTTCAAGAAACAGATGGAGGAGCTGCGCGATTCGTACGAGGTACGGGATGCGCTGTTCAGATATTTGTCTCATCACGCGAGAGGCACCGGATGGGAGCACAAGTTTAAGAAAGCGGCGATCACGTACCTAAAGAGCAAGACGAATGTCGTGCTTTTTGGCGTGCTTATCAGAGACGTGGACCCGCTGCCGGACGATCTGAATGCGCGAGCGAAAGGCTTGGCTGACGCATGTCCATCGGACATGGTGATCGAGCTTTACGGCCTCTACATACCTGCCGGATCTATTCAGACGTTGCCGAAGCGTTGCAAAAAACAGGACAAAGTCCAATGACGATACCTCGTGAAGCAATTGTAGCGGTGGATGTTCATTGGGCGGTCGCCGCTCTGAAAGCTGAGGAACGCACGCGGGCGTTTGAAGTCGCAAATGCCCGACTGGTGCGGAAGTCCGTGGGTAGTCAGATAACGCTGGATTTCGAAGACCGCGATGAAGACAGTGATCTCCTCGGTAGAGCCGCACTCGCGTATGAGGTTGCCGCTGTCGAAGGAGTCAATGCACTTCTATACCCGGCTTCCGATGGCCAAAGTAGGAGTCTCCGAGACCAGGCCCAGGCAGCGGCCCATCAGTGCTATCAACTTAGGCAGGTGCTTCCGATCCCGACCGAAACGGAGAAGTACATTTTTCACGTCCTTCATCTTGGTGGTATCGCGTACTGCGGTGATCGTTGGTCTGACTTCAGAAGATGGATCAAGGAGGAGTATGAGCACATACAGATTCCATCTGTCGCCGAGGCTGCATGGGACAAGAGACTCCTATTTCGCTTGTACGACTGCTGGATTCGTCTCCTGCGTAAGAAGAACTGGGATGACCTGGACGCAATACGCGAAATCATCGCGGGTTTGCGTCGCGATCAAAAGGAATTCGAAGCGAGGCTCCTAGGATCAGAAGCCGATGCAAAGCAAGCGGTCGCTTTCCGGCTGTTGGCACTGTATCACTTGGCTAAAGCCAGCGAATTGCTCGCCGTGTACATGCTGCAGGGGGAGCCAGCGGCTATTTCGCCCGAATTGGACCAACACTTCGATGTCGCTCGCAAGGCGGCGATAACAGCACAGGATCCTGCATTTGACGTTCTGCTCAGCTGGTTACACGTTACCTCGCGACGCATGGTTGCCGGCTCTGTATGGTGGGTTGCCAGAGCCGTAAATTCCCGAGTTACAAAGTTCGTCTCGAATTCCACGAGGGCTCAGTCTCTTTTTGAGCTACTGCCGCCTCAGCGAGCCGCTCTTCAAGAGCAAGGCCTGCTCGACCAGGCAAGCCGAGGCGTGGTCATAGATCTCCCGACCTCCGGTGGAAAAACTGTCTTGGCGGAATTCCGCATCCTCCAAGCTCTTAACCAGTTTGACGCTGACGAGGGTTGGGTTGCATATGTCGCCCCGACTCGTGCTCTGGTCGCGCAGCTCTGCAGGCGTCTTAGGAGGGACTTTGGTCCGATCGGGATTAATGTGGAGCAGCTCAGCTCAGCGGTGGAAATCGATTCATTTGAGCAAACGATTTTCGGTGACCGCTCAGAGGCAACCCGGTTTCACGTTCTCGTAACGACGCCGGAAAAGTTGAACCTAATCATCCGAAACAAGGCTATCGTCAGGCCACTTGCTCTCATCGTCATGGACGAAGCACACAATATCGAGGACGAGGAGCGCGGACTCCGAATTGAACTCCTTCTTGCGACAATTAAGCGAGAGTCGCCTACAGCCAATTTTCTGTTACTCATGCCAAACGTGCCAAATGCGTCCGAGCTCGCTAGTTGGCTGGCCCCCGAAGCAGGAAGAACGATTAGTTTAGGTACCGGCATTTGGCAACCGAACGAGCGAATTGTGGGAATTTTTGGTACTGAAAAAGACCTGAGTGGCGGACCGCGGGATTGGTCCCTGCGCTTAGAAACCATAAGTACGACACCACGAGCTCTCGCATTGAGCGGCGTGCATCGCGTAGGTAAGACGACACCACTCGACCTGCCATTCGGCAAGATGAAGGGGTTGAGCACACAGGCTGCAGCTATGGCTAGAGTCTTTTCATCACGAGGCACGAGCATCGCTGTGGCTCGAACGATCCCAGATGCCTGGGAAATGGCTCGCAAAACTTCTGCTGCACTCGATGAGCTCGATCCACTACCCTCTGAAATATCCTTAGTGCAACGATTCCTTCAAACGGAGATCAGCCCAGAATTTGAGCTGATCGGGATGCTTCAAAAGGGTGTCGGCGTTCATCATGCGGGTTTGTCGGACGAAGCTCGATCACTCATCGAATGGTTGGCGGAAATCGGGGTGCTCCGAGTTCTTTGTGCGACGACTACGATCGCACAAGGGCTGAATTTTCCCGTGTCATCCGTTTTTCTTGCGAGCCTACAACTCCCGATTAGAGGGTCGAAGTTGATGAGTCCTCGCGCATTCTGGAATCTTGCTGGTCGGGCAGGGCGCATCGGTCAAGACAGTGTCGGAGTTGTCGGGATCGCTGGAGGTGACGACGCCAACAAAGTCAGGCAGTACATCAGTGCCGCGACGGGCGACTTGGTATCACGTCTTGTTTATATGCTTGATCAACTAGAAATCGCCGGAGAACTGGCTTCACTAACAACAGTCATTCAGCAAGACCAATGGACTGACTTCCGCATATATATCGCGCACCTTCTTAACGAGAAACAAAATATTGATGTCGTTCTTAGCGAAACGGAAAACCTGCTGCGCAGTACTTTTGGGTTCGGCACTCTTCAAGCCCGTTCGGAAGTTACGAAGACAAATGCTCTCCTAGAAGCGACCAAGCAATATGCACGGTCTGTTGCGGCCCACATGGAGAATGTCGTTTTGGCGGACGCGACAGGCTTCTCGCCAGAAGGCGTCCGGACTGCCTTATTGAATCTGGCCGGACTTGAAACCAAGCTCACGGAGGATGACTGGCGCCCTTCTAGTATGTTTGGGGACAACTCTTCACTGCCTGCTTTAGTCGGAGTGATGATGAAAATACCCGAGGTTAGAGGTCCTTTGAAGGAGCTCGGTTCGCATGGGACAGATCGAAGACGAGTTGCCGAGATTGCTTCTGCATGGGTAAATGGCGAGTCGGTCGAGGATATCGCCAAGAAATTCTTCAGCGGTGACGAAAAAAGCCCGATTCCACTAACAAATGCACTAACCGATGCCTGCAAGGGAATCTACAGAGCTCTAGCTTATGCTGGCACTTGGGGCATCTCTGCGCTAAGCAAGATGCCCACGTCCGGAATTGACTTCGACAGCCTTTCAGAGGATCAAAAACAGCTTATCAATTCGCTGCCGGCAATGCTCTATCACGGCGTCAAGACAGCAGAAGCCGTCCTGATGCGAATGAATTCAGTACCCAGAACGATCGCAGAAGCTGTAGGGAAGTCATTTCACGACAACATTGGGTCAATAGACCCAGCTTCCGCCCGAGAGTTCCTGAGAAATATGAGCGACGCAGATTGGGCGGCGGCGAGGCCATCGAATGCAACCATGTCAGGCGCAGACTACCGTTCCGTATGGTCTACCCTCTCAGGGGAACGAGCGATATAGCGGATCGTGACTCGATTCTGAATTGGGACTAGGATGACAGCTGGATGTCTGCGCGATGTGAATGCCGGGCGCTTCGATGGCTTCATTGGTAGATTGCAGCGAGCGCGACCCTCAGTGGCCGCGCGGGAACGTGCATACTCTAAACTCCGGTCGGGGCGCCTTCGGCCAGTTCCAGGCACAGCAGGTCGATCTCGACGTTGCGTTCGTCCTGGTTGACCACGGCTTTAATGTCGAAGGTGCGCGCGCCAAAGAGGACGCGGTGGTTTGCCTTGATGGTCACGCCCGGCAGGTAGCGGATATTCACGCGGTGCGTGGCCTCGGCCAGGAATTGATTGTCGGCGTAGGTTTCATCCGCCCGCAGCGTCTCGATCTTCGCGTACACGGTCTGGTAGGTCGTGTACGTGATCTCGCCGCCGAGCGGCTGCGGGTCGGGGCTTTGGAGCTGTATCTGGCGGCGGCGATCGCCAGCAGGAGTCGGTTTGAACATAATCGGAAGTGCTGCGGGCGCGGAGTCGCAACGCCCGCAGCCAGCCGCACCTTTAAGGACGCGAACAGGTGCGGGGGTTTAGACGATGTGGCAGACCAGCGGCGACAGCAGGGCCTCGAAAGCCGGAGGATATTCGCTGCTGTTGGGCAGCACGGCATCATCGCCGCGCCGCGCGTACAGGAAGCCGACGTATTGCTTCATCGCCTGGATGATCTCGGCCGGCACTTCGCCGCCCACGAAGGCGAGAGCATTGTTCACGCCGGAGGACGCCGCCGGCGTGATCGTGCCGCTCCCGTTCCCATCGACGGCAAGCTTTGCGACCAGACGCGTGCCCGCTGGGCCCGCGCCCGGAATGTAGATCATTTTGCCGCTGGCCGACTGCGGGAATACGAAGCCCACGATCACACCGAGCGAGCCGTTCGCGATCGACACGTAATCGGCATCGCAGTACCCGGCTATGAAGTCGAGCTGCACGCAGCCCGCGGCCAGGCGGCACGGAGGCCAGGGACGCGCCCACGGCGGCAGCAGCCGCGCGGGCTGGGTCTCGCTCCCCGGCATGAGCTGATAGCCATACATTGCCAGCCAGTCGCGGCCGTAATCGGTCTGCTGCGGCAAATCTTGCAGGTCGCCCGCCGTGTCGACGTACTGGAACGAGACGATGGATTGCAGCGGCGGCTTGGGCACGAGGATCTGCGGAAAGCCGCGCCGCATATAGAGCGGATGAAGCGGCGGAAACGAGTCCATCTCGTACATCCATTCCTGGGTGACGAGCGCGCGGTGTGTGTAACTCTCGACTGCCTGGCGCGCGACAACGATCAGAGACGTAATCAGGTCGTCGTCGTAGCTGTAATCGACGCGCAGCGATTTCTTGGCATCGACGAGCGCCAGCGGCTCCGCCGCAGGCGGCGTGATCAGGCTAAGTTGCGCTTTCATGACTTCTAGTTCGAGCGGAACAGGCGGCGCTTACGGCTGGAACTCGCACTCGGATTGGCGGGAACCGGAGCTTCGGCCGCGATAGGCCGCTCCTTTTCAAGTCGCGGATCGACCGCGCGTCCTGCTTTCAGCAGCTCGCGGGCCTCTTCCGGGCGCATGTCGATGATCTTGCCGGCGTTGATGCCGAACTTCACACGTACGAACATGGTTGTTCCTTTTGCCACGAAGGGCGGGCAAGTTCTCCCGCCCTTCGCGGACTGGCGATTAGGCCGTGACCGTCTCGCTGGAATCGTTAGCGAAGCGCGAACCGGAGAGAATCGCAACCGCGCTGGCGATCACCGAATTGACGCCATTGGTGAGCTGCAACTGCACGTAGGGCAGACCCGCGGGCAGGTTGTCGGCATCGACCTCGATGACGTAGAAGATGTTGTCGTTGCCGGACGGCGTGTAGCCTGCCGCCGTGACCGAGGTACGCGCTCCGAGCACGTCTTTATCGGCACCGGCAGTTTCCTGCTTGAAGATGTCGAACGGCTGGGCGACGGCGCCATCGCCGGCGGCGTCGGAGCAGGCGTTGAGCAGGACCTTCGTAAATGCGGCTGCGCTGACGCCGACCTGCAGGATGATGGACGCATGACCGTGCTTCGCCATCTTGAAGCACTGGCCGGCTTTCCCTCCGGAGATATCGATCGGAGGGAGCACGTTCACAACGTGCCCTTCTTGTGCGGTGTAAAACCCTTTCACTCCCATGGGAGGTTTCCTTTCAAATCAGGGCCGCGTGAAGCGGCCCAGGAATAGAGCAGGTTGAATCCGGGCGATTAGCCGCGGGCGTCGAGCACGATGAACGGCGACAGCGTGTTGGCGCCATTCTTCGGAGTGAGGGGCTTCTTCCACATCGGCTGCCCATCGGTGCGCAGCATGAAGCGGAATGCCATCTCGCCCGTCAAGAAGGCGACGTGGATCGAGGAGTCGGCGCGCAGGCCGCCCTTCTTGCCTAGGATGTACTGGGCGCAGTCGGCCAGCACGATATCGCCCTGTGTGCCGAGTGTGGCGCACTGCTCGATAGGGATGACGGGCTTGTTCATCAGCAGCCCGTACTCGTTCCCTCGCGTGCCCGGCGGGACATAGAGGGGACCGGTGTACAGGATGGCGCCGCTCGGATTCTGCAGTGCCAAAGGATAGAGCTGCGGTTCCACATCCTGGTTGATGAACCAGGCGGCGGTCGCGCGGCTGCGCGCGAACATCCGGCTGTACATGTTGAGGATGTTCGTAGTGGATACCGTCTTGGCCGCTTGGTTGTTGTCCTTCGCGATGCTCAGGACCGCGCCGGAATTCAGGATGCCCAGAGGCATGCCGGCACCGGAGCCGTTCAGGATGGCATCGTCCACTTTGAAGGAGAACTCATCGGGGAACGCCTTCTGGATGTAGGCTTCCAGCGCCGGACCATCTTCGAGTTGTTCCTCGGTCGCGTAGCACATGCCGATCAGCTTGTGCGCGATGATCTCCATGTTGCGGAACTTCGGTTTGGTGCCGACATAGTTCTGCGCCTCGGCCTCCCAATAGGCCTGGATGCCGCCCCAGCGCTGCCCGTCCGCACGGCTGTCTTCATCGACCGCATTCATCAGAAGGCGATTCGAAGTCATCGGCTGCTGGTAGCAACGCGATGCCAGGGCGCCCACGTCGTAAGTGCGCTGGATGATGTCGGCTGAGAATTCGGGAGCGACTAGGAATCCGCCCTCAGCGGGTACGGACTCATTCGCGCCTAACGCGGCCAGCAGGCGCGGATCGGTCATACGGCCCTGAGTGCGGTAGTGCGCTGCAACCGCCGTCAGTTGCTCGCCGAGCGAGGCCCACGGTTTCTTGCCCGCTTCCGGGAGATCGGCGCTCGCAGTGGACGCGGCGGGAGCCTTGCGCTCCTGCTCTTCGAGGAACTCGCTGTTGGCGATGTCCTGGTTGAGCTGTTCGACTTCGACGCGGAGCGCCTGAAACGTAGTGCGCTCCTCGTCCGTCAGAGGCCGCCTGCCGTTGGCGCTGGCTGCCGTCTGAATGGCTTTCATGGCGTCAAGCTTGGTAGCTTTCGCCTGGAGTAACTGCTTCTTGTTCATGGATGAAGTTCCTTTTGCGATAAGGGCGAGAGGGTGGATGTGATAAAGCGAAGGCGTTAGTGCAGGTCTCGACGGAGCTGCTTCACGCCGGGGCGATGGGCTTCGGCCCTAAACTTTGTGCTTGCGCCGGAAATCGGCGGCTGCTAGTGGACAGCGGGGACAAACCTCTTCCAGCGAGCGCGGCTCGATCTGGAGAATCCCACGCTGATAGCAGATGGCGACCGCATGGGCGCGATTGGACGCGCCCAGAAAGTCATACAGGTTGCGGACCGCGTTCTTGATCACCTGGTTGCTGGTCGCGAATTCCTTCGCGATATCACCGTTTTCGAAGCCTTCGGCGATGCGCGTCAGGATCCGCACCGCGTCAGCGGACAAAGTCAGCCGCTGCGGGTTCACGCGACCCGATTCGAGCCAGAGTTTCATAGGAATTTAGGAAAGCTGTGCGATGATGAGCTCGCGGTTCAGCGACTCGGCTTCTTCGGCCCCCTGGTTCACGTCGTGTACCAGGTCTTCGCTTTCTTCAGTGTCGATGGGCGCTGCCGGGACATCGATGGCGTCCGGCTCCGGCTGCTGACCTTGCGGATCACCCATGAATCGTTCAGCGACCGGCGTAGCAAGCTGGGCTTCCGCCTGAGCCGAAGTCGAGCGGGAGACGCCGAAGCCGGCCAGCACTTCATCCAGAGTCGCAATGCGGTCCACCATGCCGAGCTTTACCGCCTGCTGCGCGGTAACGGCACGGCCTTCACCAAACCCGTTCCGCACATCTTCGACCTTCGCATTGCGGCCGCGCGCGACCGCGCGGGTGAACATGGAGTAATACTCATTGACCCTGTTCTGCATTGCCTGGCGCGCTTCCTCACTCAGCGGCTCGGCGGGATTGCGCTCGACCTTGTATTTCCCGGCCGCGATGAAAGTCATCTTCTCGCCCGCCATCTCCAGCGCCTTCGAAAGGTCCTGATGGACGTCGTAGATGCCGATGGAGCCGACCATGCCGGAAGGCGTACACACAAACTCGGTTGCCGAGCAGCCAATCCAGTACGCAGCCGAAGCGCACAGCGTATCGGCAATCGCGGTGATGGGCTTCTTCCCGCGTGCTCTGTAGATTTCGTCGGCCAGCTCCGCAACGCCATCGACGGGCCCTCCCGGACTATCGATGTCCAGGACGATCGCGCTGACGGCGGGATTGGCTAGCGCCGCGCGCAGTTGCTTGGCGATCGACTCGCAGGAAGTTCCGCCCGAATACTCGCTGAACAGGTCGGCGCGATGGCAAACTGTGCCGTAGATCGGGATGACGGTGACGGCTCCAGTCCCGCCCGTCACCGATTTCGCACGCGCCTGCATCGCCGCGTTCTGGGCGCGCAACTCGGCGAGGACTTCCGCCGAGGTAAAGCCGCCCGAGGCTTTCACCTCCAGGAAGGCGAGAATGGCGTCCAGCTTTTCAAGCTGGATGGCCCACGGCTGGGCGTAGACGGCGCGCAGAATGCGCTCATAGATTTTCATTGTGAGACCCGCTGTCAGTTGTCAGTTGTCAGTTAGTGGTTGAGGAGGGCAGGGCATGGAGCGCTGCCATGGCCGCGAGTTCCCGGGCACCAGCGTCGGCCCACTTTTGCGCGACCAGATTGCGGTCAGCGACAGTGGCGAGTTCCAGCAGGCGCTCGGTGCAGAATTGCCGCGCGCGGCCGGGCGAGATGCGGAGCACGGCGGCGAGGAAGCCAGCATGCTTCTCGTAAAAGGCTTCGTAGTCCTGGGGCGGAGCCTGGCGCTGCGCCAGCTTGCGAACCGCTTCCAGCTCTTTGCGGAGACAGCGCTCGGCGTTTGACAGCAACAGCAGGCGATAGCGCTTGTTTGCATCCGCTGCCAGCGCCTGCTCGCCGGCACTGTTGCCGGGATCGCTCTGGGTCGGGTCAACTTCGTTTTCGCCCGGTAGCAGCGGCTGAACCGTCGCGCCCAGCTCGGCCCAATTCGCGGGACGCCAATACTTGTCGCCGTCGGCAATCGGGTTCAGGCCTTCCATTACGCGCACATCGTTCTGACTCAGCCAGCCGTTCTGGATCGCGATCTGGTAGGCGCCATAGCGCGCGGCCGTATCGCCGCGCATCAACGCCGCCATCGAGAATTTCGCGATGTAGCGGTCATCCTGGATGAGGTCACGGTGCAGCGTCTGCTCCCAATTCACGAGCCGCGGCCACAGGCACTCGGTGGCGAACATGATGTTGAACTGCTCCACGGACGCATAGGTTGCGGTCTTCTCGGTTTCGCCGATAAGGTGGGGCGGCACGCCGAACATGGAGCAGATTTCTATACGGCTGAACTTGCGCGCGTCGAGCAGTTGCGCGTCGCTGGGCTTGATGCCGATCTCCTTGTAGGTCAGCCCATGCGGCAGGACCGCAATCTTGTGACGATTGCGGCCCGACTGCGATTCCTGCCAGTCATCGCGGAAGGCGTTCTTATCGATCTTGTTTTTAAAGTTGGCGCCTTCGATGATGCCGCCCGGGCGCGCATCGTTGGCGAAGAATCGCGCGGAGTATTCCTGCGCGGCCAGGGCCACGCCGAACACATCGGCACCCAGCGATACCGTGCTTTGACCGACATAGCTGTCATCCGACCAGTTGCGCAAGTGAAAGACTTCTTCCTGCAACAGCACGCGCATTTGGTTGGTGAGCGGGTCGTTGTACCTGTAGCGCAGTCGGCCGTCGCGCATGATCTCAACCGTTACCTTGTCGGGATGGAGTGGAAGCAGTTGAATGGGCCAGCCTCGGCCGTCGAGGATGATCTCGGAATAGGCGTTGCCGCGCAGTTCGAGATGGCCCTGCATCATCTGGCGCCACTCGAAGGAAGTCTGCTTTGAGTTGGGCCGGGTGGCGATGAGCTGGTGGATGGGATGTTTGGGCGCAAGATCCTTGCCGCCGTCGTCGAACTCGCGATAAATGCCGAGCGGGAACGAAGCGACCAGCTTTCCGATGACGCTGACGCAGGCATACACGCAGGCGATGCGTTTGACCGTCTCCGCAGTGATGCGGATGCCCGTCGATGAGCCTGCGCCCACCGTGTAGTACCAATAGTCATCCCAGGGCGCGGGCGCTCCGGACGATCCGCCTTCAGCGTCGGCACGCAGGCGGGACATGCCCTCAAGAACAGACTGAACTAGGCCCATATGGACTAATCTCTTTAACAGCCAAGACTTGAAGTCTCCGATGAGGTTTTGGTACCGTCAGGCAGGCTCGGCAGGGGTTTTGAGTGTAATCGCCTGACTACGCCAATCATCTCAATGTCACCGACAAATGGAGCATCCTACGGTTATCGTAGTGTCATGAAATTGATGAGGCTCTGCGCAACACTTCTCGTAGGCACGGCCATGCTCTCCCTGGCATCGACAGCCCAGACAAGAAACGGGGCCACGTCTCCCGAACTCCAACCAAAGGAAAGCAAATCGCCCAGACCGGGAGCTTTCATCGTCGAGTACTGTGTCGCCGAGGCCGCTACGAACTCGGGTTACGAAAGTGGTCCGCTTCAGATTGTTTACAGCGACGAAAGCCGATTTGTTGAAGCGCTTCCGCCTAAGAAGGAAGGTGCAAGGAATCAGGAAGGAATCTCCTACCCTCAACTAGCCGAGGATCGGCAAACGATTGGTTGGCTCGAAGATTACGACAACTGTTGTACTTCGTATGCAATTTCCCTCTCTCTTGTGGTGTTTCGGTCTGGATCGATCATCCAACGGATCTGGCCGGGACAAATGATCTGGCAATGGATGTTTTTCGACGACGGCAAGTACGTAGGCGTAATATCAGGACCGACGCACGGAACGGACATAGGCGAATACAAACTTTACAGCGTTAAAACGGGCCGCCTTGTCGCGGAGGCTAACACCAATGCACAACTGCCAGCGCTGAAAGCCGATGCGCCAGCATGGGCGAAGAAATTAGACCAGAAGTTAGATCAGCCATCTCGAGCAGACGTAACCCCGCCATGCAAGAACTAGCTGTCTCGAAATCGCCAAAGCGCTCATTGAGTCTGTAGCCGACAAAAGGGGCCTTGTTCACAACAGCCCGCAGGATTCCAACTCAAGCTATTACGATAAATCGCTGGGCGGCGTCGGAGGATTTCGCCGTGCTGCACCCAACAGTAGCGCAAGCCGAATCAGGCCCGCGCCCGCGACAATCGACGCGACGGCGTGGGAGAAGTGGGCGACGCCGGTGACGATGGAAATGCCGCCGATGACGAGCAGAATGTCGGGAACCTCTGGCAGCAGGAGGTTCAGTAATTTCTTCATACCGTGATGACTTCCGGAGTGGTGTAAGGGTCGGCGGGCGTTGCGATGAGACGGCTGTTGGCAATGACGGCCGCTACTATGCCGTCGATTTTCTTGAGCCGGTCTTTCGGTTTTATGGGCCGAATGTTGCCGTTGTTATCGCGCAGAATCGCGACGTTTTCCATCATCCACCGCGCGACCTTATCGCCGTTGTGCCGGAGCTGGATTCCCAGCACCTTGGCTTCTAAGTCTTTCGCCGCTTCGCTCAGATGACGGAAGTTCTGCGGGACCTCGACCATGGTGATACCCGCTTCGGCGAGTTGAGTCGCCAAATGCAGCGCGTTCCACGGGTCGAAGCCGATTTGCAGGATGTTGAACCGCTGCGCGAGCTCCTTGATGTCGTCCCGAATGATGGCGTAATTCGAGACGTTGCCGGGCGTGGCTTCCAGCAGCTCGGCCTTCACCCAGGCGTCGTACTTGTGATCACCGGCCTCGCGGCGCTTCTCGACCGTATCTTCGGGCAGCCAGAAGCGGAACAGGACCGTCATCGGCTCGCCTTCGAAGGGCGGGAAGATCAGGGCAAAAGCATTCAGGTCGCTCTTTTCCGAAACGTCCAGGCCGCCGACGCAATCGCGGCCCTCCAGCTTGACTACATCGAACTCGGATCGGCAGGCGTCCCAATCTTCAATCGGGATCCAGCGTTCGGCCTGCTGCGTCCAGCGGTTGAGATGCTTGCAGAGAAAATTGTTGAGCGCAGCGGCATTGCGGCGCGCGCGCTTCGCCTTGTCGCGCAGGTCATCGAGGAAGCAGGAAACGCCCAGGTTCGGATTCGCCTTGATCCACACCGATTCGTCTTGCCAGTCATCCTGGTCATCGAGCGCTGCGATGAAGGCGAACCAGGCATCGTCCTCGATGTCGATATCAGGGTCGAGAACGTCGATGCAGTAGCCGCGCAGCTCGTAGCAGATGCCCTCGGTATTGAAACCGGCCGTCGTAATCGCGGCGATCAGCGGCTGAGTGCGTGCGCCGGTCGCGGTGTCGATCACGTCCCACACCGCGCGCGTCGGGTGCGCATGCAGCTCATCGACGCCGGCAGCGTGAATGTTCAGCCCGTCCAGCGACTTCTCATCGCGGCTTAACGGCTCGAACTTCGAATCGCTCGACGGAATGTGTAGGTTGCTGCGATAGCTCTGAACGAAGGCACGCAGCTCCGGCGAGCTGTGGACCATCCGCTTGGCTTCGTTGAAGACAATCCGGGCCTGATCTTTCTTGGTCGCCGCGGAATAGACTTCCGCGCCACGCTCGCCGTCGAGCGCGAACAGGATAATGAGGATGGCGGCGAGGAACGTGGATTTCCCGTTCTTGCGTGCGATCTCGATGTATGCGCGGCGAAAGCGGCGCGTGCCGTCCTCTCGCTTCCAACCGAACAGGCACCAGACGATGAATTGCTGCCAGGGCGATAGTTCGAAGACCTGCCCGGCCCATTTGCCCTTCGAATGGTGGAAGAACTGGAAACAGTCGATGGCGAACTGCGCATCGGCATCGTCGAACCATAGCCCACGCTCGGCTCCAGTCTCGAGATCACGGATGTGGCGCTGGACCGCGCGCCGTACGTGCTTACCGACGAGGACACTGCCGGCCAGGACATCAGCAACATATTGTTCGGCGGGATGCGGCGACACACGTTAGTTGACACTCGAAGGCTGCGGGTGGTCGGCTAGGCGCCGCTGCTCGCGCGCCCGCAACATCTTCTGCAGTGGCGACGATCCGCCGCCTTCGGGATCAGAGCCCTTGATGCGGGAGCGCGAGCTTGGCGTCATGCCGAACTCGACCAGGAATTTGCGCATCTGGTCGATGGCTCGCTCGGCGATGCGCAGGTACGGATTCACCAGGGGCAGGCCTTTCGGGGTCTTAATCACCGCTCCGAAACGCTGGATGTTGGCCTCGGCTTCGACCCAGCGACCCCAGGCCTGACAGTACGCGGCCAACGCCGCACGATCGACGATCGTGAGCAGGTTCAGCCGGTGCAGTTCCAGTGAGATGCGGCGCCACTCTTTCCGCGCATTCTCGTCCAGGTGCTTCGGACATTTGGGGATGATCTTGGGCGGTTGCGGCTCATCCAGATTCAGCGGTCGCTTGCCAGGATTACCAGTGAGTTCCTTGATCGCCGTCGGTAAGGGTCTACGGCCGCGCATATTTGGCACGTCAAATCAATGTCAGCGCGATATCGCCTAGAGAGATGCAGGATTGGCATCCGACCATGTCCTCAGTTTCTCTGTCGTGCTCAGCGCGTATGGGAATGAGTGCAAAAGCAACCGTACCGACGAGGCAGATACGTTTGCATTCATCGGGTGAACTGCATCATTGCGTTGCGTACGGATTGCTTCAAAGAGTGACACCAGGTGAAGGGTAGCGCCTTCTGAGGCCGAGTAGGGAATCGGTGCGGGGTTACCGGAGGAAAAGTCTTCAATCGTCTTCTTCACACAATCCAAAAGTGAGAAGAGTTGCCGCTTGTTCAGCGCCGCTTCCAGTGTGGAGCGTCGGCGTGACGGTCTTAGCGCGTTCACCAGAGATGCTGCGAGCAAATAGATCGCCTTCTCTGAGGCAGCTCCCACCATCACCGCCGCCGCAAAATATGCCTCACGGTTGAACGCCGTTAGAGCTTCCAAAATGTATTGCTCGATGACACCGTCTAGTGTGGGAACATGTTCTCTCAGAAACTTCATGTAACCTGTCACCTCTTCAGGGATAGGTTCGGCCCCTTTAATCCATTGCAAGCCACGTTCCGTCCAGCAGTACCATTCCGAGCGCGAGAAATTTAAATAGTCACCGGTCGGTTTTGGGTAAACATACCCGGCATTTAATAAATAGAAGAGCCCTTCGTGGGCAGCTTTCTGCAGATCTTCTGGGGCCTGTTCGTACAAATATTGTCGACCTGGATAGTGCTGGTGTGGCGAGGGCTTGATAACGCCCGGATCATTGATGGCTTCCAACTTTCGCCAGAGACGTTGGAAAAATATCTTAGAGCTAAGTTCGCCCATCTGTTCACTGAATGATGCGCGGACTAATTGAAGGACCCGTTCCACACTGTAGTCTGCTTTGCTCATGACGCTATTTCTTTCGTTCGGTTCCGCCCAGTTTAGCTCCCATGTTCGCGTTGCAGCCACCATGACCGCCACCGAACAGGCGTTCGGCCCAGCGAACAGGCGTTCGAAAACGTCTCCCGAAAACCCGCGCCGCGCGTGGATTGTCTTTTGGGACAACAGCCGAAAACGCATACAAACGCTGAGAAAAAAGGGATTGCGCGGCCTGCCGCCGGAGTCCCAGAATTCCCGCAGTTGTTTGGCTGTTTGGCAAGCGGCAACCAACCGCAGGAGAACGGGAAGTGCGGCAGACGCGACGAAACCGAAGCGGCAACCAACCGCAGGAGAGCCGCACTTCCCACCTACCTTGTGCCGCTGGCCACGGCGACCGTTCGAATCCCACAAACGGCGAAAGCACAGTTGCAACGCGCATCCTGTTCCGCTGGCCTTCGGGCCGGAACGGTAGCGATGCCTGCGCTGCGCCCTCGCCGCGCGTGTTCTGGCGAACGGTCGGGCTAAGGCTTTCACCAGTCGCTCTCGTCGCGGCGAATGCGGGCTGCGGCCATATCCGGCAGGCTGTACCTTCCCAAATCGCGTAGCAGGTGCCGATAACCCTGCGAACCCTAGCCTGAGGAACGGCTAGTCGGGACAACTCGAATCCCGGAAATCTCGGAGCGCGGCAATCGCCACGATACGGCGCAGTTCAAGAGTTCCGCCCATGGCGGAATCGCCTACAAGGTCGCGGCGCAGTCAAAGAAGCGGCGCGCTAACGGTCATACCGACGAGACTAAGTGAGAAGAGCGCAAGCGACAAAAAACCTTCCCGATACTGCCTGATGAGAACGGGACGAAACCGGCCCACATGACAGTGTGGGCACGGTCGCAGTTAAGCCGCAACCAGCGGCAGGAGAATTCCGCGATGACAAATAGTAGAGGTTCGCTCCGCTCGGTTTACACGGTGAAGCCGAAGTCGAATTCGAAGAAATCCGCTTTCCGTCGCCAGATGGCCGCGCGGCACAGGGCACAGGATGCCGTGCCGACCAGCAAACCCGCAACCAGCCTGAAGCCGAAGAGCGCCGCGAATGGCTGGGATGACCCTGAAATCCGCGCAAAGCGGATTGCGGCCATTCGCGCCGCGCGCGCTGGTGTCACCGGCCAGCAGCCGACCGAAGAAAAGAAGATGCCGACTCCTCCGCCGCGTGACCCTGAGCTAGCTGCTGCTCAGGACGCGATCGCCAAGCATCAGTTCGCGATTCTGTCGAAGCTGCCTGCTGAAAGCGTGGTCAGGTATTACGACCTGGGCTGGCGTCATGCCCACCTGATGGAAGCGAAACCCGACCGCTGCCGACTCCGCTCGATTCCTGCCTACAGCCGCAAACCCGTCACCTTCACTGTGCCGACTTCCGAAGTCGAGGCCTACAGCGCTCCCGCGACTGCCTGATGAGATCGGGACGAAACCGGCAACTCGCCGGTCGCAGTCATTTCAAGCCGCAACCAGCGGCAGGAGAACGATCGTGATTAAGAGGAACAAACCCGAAGAGCAGTTAATCCCCGCTGATCTGGACGCCATCGCGAAGAACGCCATGTACTGGCAGATTGCCTCGCAGCATGCCGAGGAAATCTACAAAGAAGTGAAGGCTGACTTCTTCCAGCGCGTCGAGACTCACCCGCAAATTGAGATGGTCGTGGGCAAGAGCCTGAAAGTCTCCACCGGCAAGGTGCGCTGGCAGTCGCGCGAAAACTTCGACGTGCTCCAGGATGAGATCGAGAAGGCGCTGGAGTCGGGCCGCATCACCGTGCCTGTGCTGTTAGGAATGGTGAAGTCGTACGACACCGACGCGGTGCGCCAGTTCGTACCCGCTGCGGTCGTACCGAACGCGGAGAAGCCGGTCACCGAGTATGGCGTGATGGTCGCTTCGGCGGACTATAAGGCCGAAGTTCATGCCCAGGTCGATGAGCTGCTGAATCAGTCGCCCGCGCCTGCTGTGCTCCCGCCCAATGTCGCCGTGATGAAGCCTGCGGCCAGTGTGCCACTCACCGAGCAACTGGAAGCCTCGCTCGCCGATGCGAAGAAGAAACGCTCCCGCAAGCCCGCGACTGCCTGATGAGAACGGACCGAAACCGGCGACCCACTCGCCGGTCGCAGTCAATTCAAGCCGCAACCAGCGGCAGGAGAACGCAAGTGCAAGACACAAGCACCAATTACCGCTACTACACCGCCGAACCGCTCACCAATGACCAGCTTCGCCGCGTCGCGCCGTCCATCTTCGCCGAGCGGCCATGGGCGGAAATGTCTGACCGCTACACCTTCATTCCCACCATCCGCATTGTCGAGGAGATGCGTAAGGAAGGGCTGGTGCCCTATTTCGCCAAGCAGACGATCTCGCCTGTCGAAGGGCGGACCCCCTTTGCCATGCACATGATTCGCTTCCGCGATACGTCGCAACGCGGCCAGAAGCTGGTCGTCGGCGACTTGTATCCGGAAGTGACTCTCATCAACTCACACGATGGCGGCGCCAGCTACCGGCTGATGGCTGCTCTGCTGCGCGCGGCTTGCATGAACGGCCTGATGGTCAGCGATTCCGAGTTCGCGGCCATTCACGTCATGCATCGCGGCAACGTCACTCCCGTGCTTGAGGCCAGCTTCCAGGTCATCGAGCAGTTCCCGAAGATCATGGGCGAAGTGGGCGAGTTCCAGCGCATCGAGCTCAAGCGCGACCAACAACTGGCGCTGGCCGAATCGGCGCTGGAATTGAAGTACGACGAGCGGGACGATGGTTCGCTCGCCTGCCCGATCACCGCCGACGCCGTACTGATGCCGCGCCGCTCCGACGACTCGAAGCCCACGCTATGGAACACATACAACGTGGTACAGGAAAACCTGATGAAGGGCGGCCAGCGCGGCGTCATCATCGGCGCGAATCACCGCACTCGCCGCGTCAAGACGCGTCCGGTGAAGGCGATTGCCACGGATGTCAAGTTAAACAAGGCGCTGTGGACATTGACGGCGAGGATGGCCGAGTTGGTCGGCGCTCCCGCAGCCGCGTAATCATTTCGTCATGGCTGGCCCGCTCGCTCGCGGGCCAGCGCGACTCAAACCGCTGTACTACCGAATAGGAGAACGGTCATGGCAAAGAAAAACGCAAACGGCTGGGACGACCCTGAAATCCGGCAGCGCCGCATCGACGCAATCCGCGCGGCGCTGGCGAAGAAACCCGCAACGAAGAAGGCGAAGAAGGCCAGCAAGAGCAGCCCGAAGGCGAAGGCCAGCAAACCCGCGAAGAAGGCGAAGAAAGCCAGCCCGAAGCCTGCGGCGACTCAGGCGAAGCAGCAGCCCGACACCAAACTGGCGAAAGCGCTGCACACGCTCGAATCGCGCGTGAAGGTCACGCCCATCAACTCACTTCCCGCAACTGCCTGATGAGAGCGGGACGAAACCGGCCATCCGGCCGGTCGCAGTTAAGCCGCAACCAGCGGCAGGAGAACACCGATGTTGGAACAACCGCTATCAGCCAGTCTCATCCTCACCAACGCCAAACACGATAAGGTCTTTCGCGCCTGGCTCATGCCGCAAGGCACGGGATGGGTGGTCAGAACCGAATGGGGCGCGCGCTCTGCCGGTAAACTCAGCTCGCAGGTGAAGCCCGACTCTCCGACGACCTATGAGGCCGCGAAGAAGATCTACGACAAGAAAATCCGCGAGAAAACCGAGTTGCCGTGCTCCTGCGGCTGCGGCGACCGCTACCTGCAAACCCGCGTCGAAGCGGGCGAGCCGAAGCTGCAGCCGATCGATTGCACGGCGGCGCAGGCGGAGCAGGAACAGAAAGCCGAAGCTGTCGCTGGTCCGACAAGCTGGGCACCGCAACTGCTCGAACCCATCGAAGGAGAGCGCGGCAAGCTGCTGCTGGTCGGTGATGACCGCTACGGCGCGCAGGAGAAGTACGACGGTGTCTGTATTTCCCTATGGTGGGCGGAAGAGCAGCGCGCGCGCTGCTTCAACAAACTCGGCCAACTCCGCGACGTGCCCACCTACGTTGCCGACTCGCTGATCGCGCGCGCTCGTGAAGCCGAAGCGAAGTCATTTTGGGTTCACGGCGAGCTGCTTCCGAACGGCGGGCCGCTGGTCGTGCACGACCTGATGGAATGGAACGGCGACGATCAGCGCGGCGAAACCTATCGCGCACGCTTTGGGCTGGTCGCGACGTTCCTCGGCAACTGCCTGCATATCGCGATTCCGGAATTGATCACCGGAACGCATGCGAAGAGCGCGTTCGTCGCCGCACTCGCCGCGAAGCGGGCCGAAGGTGTCGTATTCAAGCGGCTCAATGCGCCGTACCTGCCCGGTCGTACGCAGCACTTCAAATTCAAATTCTGGCAGTCGGCCACTTGCAAGGTCACTCCGAAGCGGAAGATCGACGGCAAGAATTCCCACGCCATCTCGGTGTTGCGCAAGGGGAAGCTGGTCGAAGTCGGCACCGTCACCGGCAAGAGCAGCGTACCGGCCCAGGTCGGCTCGCTGGTCGAAGTGAAATACCTTTATGTGGGTCATGGCGATCGCTTCGTGCAGCCCGAATTGCTGGGCCTGCGCGACGATCAGGCCCGGCCCGACGATTGGTCCACCCTCAAGCTGAAAGACACTCACCGGGAGGCGCGGTCATGCTAGTCCACGTCTTCCGCTTCCCCTCACCCGAGCTTGACGAATGCGCGACGACCATAAGAGCAGCTATCCGCGCTCACTGGCGCCGGGAGATCACCTTCGCCGAATACCTGGCGGTGAGAGATGCTGCACATGCGAAGTGCGAGCATGTATTGCTCCGCATCTTTGCCGCCCTGGACCGCTCGGACGACCGGCCCGAGGTCTCCGAACGGCTGGCGGCATGACCTTCCCGCAACTGCCTGAGAGAACGGGACGAAACCGGCGACTCGTTCGCCGGTCGCAGTTAAGCCGCAACCAGCGGCAGGAGAACGCTATGAGATGCCCGTTTTGCCACGGTGAGATCGACGAGCAATACAGCCTGCTCGATCAATGCCAGCGGTTAGAGCAGGAACGCTGGCAGCGCGAATTCGACGCCGGACTCCGGCGATTGGTCGAAACCGTCGATAAAGTCATGGCCAAAGTCGGCCACGCATAGGCGCTGTGCTGTATCTCGGCCAGCAATAACTTCCACCTTCAACAAAGCTGCTTACTCGCAGCAGGAGAATTCATATGTCTACGACAACAGTTGCAGTCCTGCCTGTAAACCGAAAGAAAGCCGACGCGCTGGACGTTCAGATGCTGCCGATCGGCGTCCTCACCCTCTCCGAAACCAATCCGCGCTCCGGGATGGACGCAACCGAGCTCGACGAGCTGGCCAAATCTATTCTCGACCACGGAATCCTGCAGCCGCTGGTCGTGCGGCCACATCCAGGCGTCGTCGTGGTGGAGTCCAGCGTCCCGGGCCGCTGGTATGCCGCTTATGAGAACGGCACCGACCATCCCAATCTGATCGGCACCGGCCACGAAAAGAAGGCAGAGGCTGAGGCCGAAGCGGCTGGCATTCGCCGCTGGGAGATCATCGCCGGCGCGCGGCGCTATAAGGCCGCGAAGCTGGCGAAGCTGCGCGAGGTTCCATGCCGCATCGTGCGCGTTAGCAATCAGGAAGCGCGCGACATTCAGATCATCGAAAACCTGCAGCGCACCGACATTCACCCGCTGGATGAAGCCGAAGCTTTCGTGCAACTGCTCGGCTCAAGCGGCGACATCAAGGCTCTGGCGAAGCGCGTTGCCAAGCCTGAACTCTATGTGCGGCGCCGTCTCTCCCTGCACGAGTTGATCGAGCCTGCGAAGAAGGCGTTCCGGGAGCATCGCATCTTCCCGGGCCACGCCTATCAACTCAGCCGATTCCCGACGAACGCGCAGAAGGCAGTCTGGAAGCAGTTAGAGGGCAAAGACGTCACCCCCAATCAACTGCGCAAGGCCATCGCCGACAATTTCACCCTGAAACTGTCGGGCGCGCCATTCGATACCGGCGATGCGAAGCTGCTCGAAGCGGCGGGAAGCTGCACCGACTGCCCGAAGCGCACCGGCAACAATCCGCTGCTGTTCTCCGACATCAAGGCGGCCGACACCTGCACCGACCGCGACTGCTACAGCCGTAAGGTGGAAGCCCATCTCGTGCAGATCGCAACGAAGCTGGAAAAGGCCAGCGGGAAGCCGGTCCTGCGTCTGTCGGAGAAGTTCCAACCAACCATCAAGGGCGCGCTCTCCAGCGGCCAGTGGCATCGCTGCGACCGCGCGTCAGAATGTGCTCATGCGCAGCAAGGCATCATCGTGGAGACCGATTATTACGGCTCCGGCCCGAAGAAGCTGGGCCAGACGATCACCGTCTGTGCGACGAAGGAGTGCAAGTTTCACTTCGGCTCGCACACTGGGGAGTCGGCTGAGTCGATGCAGGAGCGGGAGCGCACGAAGCGCCGCGTGGTGAAGCAGAAGGTCGGGGTCAATAAGGCCGTCTTTACCGCCGTGCAGGAGAAGATGCCCGGAGTCCTGGGCGCCGAAGAGCTGCGCCTGATCGGGCGCGAACTGTTCCAGCGCGTTTACGGGCCTTATCGCAATCGCATCGCCCGCGACGTGTACCAGCTCGAACCCAAGATCGTGAAGAGCCACTACGTCACGACCGGCGGCACGACGAAGGATTACGCCGCTGCGCTGCTGGCGAAGCTGCCGGAGATGAACGCGAAGGAACTGACCCGCTTCTGCCTGATCTCGCTTACCGCGGGTAACGCCTACACTCCGCCGCTGTACACCAATTCCAGCGCCGAGCCGGAGAATCCGCTCTACACCCTCGCCAAACTCTACAAGGTGGACGCTCGTTCCATCCGCGAGAAGATCGTCACCACTGATCGCGAGAAGGCGAAAGCAAAGAAGGCGACGAGAGCCGCGAAAGCCGCTTAATCGCCGCGCGGGCCTGCCCCGCGCGCTCTGCTTCTCCTCTTCGAGCCCGATGCCTCCGCAGTAGCGAGAGCCAGTGCCGCAATGAGAAGCAGGGCGCGGACGGCAGGACCGCCGTACGCAACTAACGGTTATTCGTTCGGGAACCTGAAACGTCCCAATTGTTCAGACACAGAACTGAATGACTTTCCGCCACTGACTGTTTCCCGCGCTAACAACGCGGTCTTTTCACCGCAGTCAATCCAGACCCTCTGCCAAACCACATCAACGTCGGTGTTAGTGTGGGTGTCAGTCCGTACAGTACATTTCGCAAACCCCTCGTCGTTCAAGTGGGTGATTAGGCCGTAAAGAGCTTCAGCCGTGTCATCATTAGGGGTGGTCCATCGACGCTCCGCAAAGGTAAGCAATCCGCGCGTAAATTGCATGGTGGGCAAGTCTCGTCCTGCCTTAATATCGTCCACGGTTCCCAACCACAACTCGTCATCATCCGGTTTCATTAGCTGCTGTCCGGCCAACTTCTCCGCGACCTGGGCCTTTGTCATTCCTAAACGTAACTTCACTCCGCCTATTTCGATCGCGGTTCTGCTTAACTGCTGGGAGGGCTGCTTTTGTGCGTGTAGAAGCGGCGGACATATACAGCAGAGCACGATTGCGGTCGTCGAAATTGCGCGTTTCATGTTGTTCACCTTATTTTGACGGAAGCGGACACATGCTACACCTCGCTTTCGGCAATGAGAACACCTATGTCTGCGGCTGGAGATCGTCTACCTGCCGCTCATAAACCGTGTCTAATCTCAAGGTGAGGGCGAAGATATGCACTGCGATGCTTAGCGCGTCGTTGGGCGCAAGCGGCTGGTGAAGCAACGGCACGACGAAGTTGATGTTTTGTCCCGCTGCTTGGAGCCGACCTAAGGCGGATTCGATCTGGTTAGCCAGTTCCACTTGAAAGGCCGCAGTAAAACGGCGTTTCCAGTCGGCCTCGTTCTTGTCCATCTCGATTTTCTTGGTCGGATTGGCTGTTCGCCCCGAAATTGGAATCGGCCCGTTCTTAGCTACGAAATCAACGGTACACTCGCGTATCGTTGCGCACATCATTACTGCTTCCCGCTTTACCGTTCCATCCCGCCCAATCAACCGTTCTGCGTTCTGAAAGCGCCGATAAATAACGTCTGCCATTCGCCACCCCAAAAAGCCAACGAAAAGCGCAGTTCCCCACCACGGCGACAGAAGGTGCAAGTGGCTCATGAGCACCCTCTGTGCGCCGCTGACTAGCCCCAATACAGCCCAGGCTGCTCCGCTGAGGATGCCAACCAAGAAAATTGTGTCTCGGTAATCTTGGCGAGAATGTCTAAATGCTTCGGTGAATACCGACCAGTAGAATCGCAGCATATCTGGCGATTGTAATGCGCCAGTGGAAAACGAGAATGGCCCACACCCAGTAAGCCTCTTCAGTTTCTCGACTGAGGCGGCGGCACTATAATCGAGATTCCACAAAGCGGCAACCAGCCGCTGGAGCATCCCTAATGCCAGCCGCTAAAGCTTGATCTCCGTCCGTGCGACTCCGCGCGTGCGGAGCGTGAACGGGGGTGGTACCCTGCCAAGCCCGCTACGTCAAGGCGGGAAGCCGTAGGCCGCGTTCGCGCGGCCTGCGCACTTTTAAGCGGTCACCAACCGCAGGAGAACGAGATGCGTCATCAGGAGATATTTGACTCCGACCCTCAGTCCGAGATGGACCTGGGCCAACCCAAACAGAATGCCATCCAGTTTCCCGTCACTCTTGCCGAACGCTACCAGCCGCGCCACATCGCCGAATTCATCGGCTTAGAACATCCCAAGCGGCTGCTCACCAACCTGATCGCCAAGCCTCGACCATGCCCTCTGCTCTTCATCGGCCCGCCTGGAGCTGGGAAGACCGCGATGGGCGTGACCTTCGCGGTCGAACTACCCGGCGCGCTGCACCATGTCAGCGCGCAAAAGTGCGATGTCGCGGCACTGGACGCGCTGGGCGAGAAATTCTCCTACATCCCGCCCAGGGGCCGATTCTGGATTTCGCTGATTGACGAAGCCGACCAAATGACCGAGAAGGCGCAACTGCAACTGCTATCCCGCTTGGATGGGACAGCCGCACTGCGGCCGGTATTCGGTGGCGGATTTGAACGCGGCGAGCCGTTGCCGATCATCTGGATTTTCACGGCTAACGGTCGAGGGTCAAAGCAGATAGAGCCGCCATACAGTTTCGCGTCCCGCTTCCTCTCGCGCTGTATGATCGTGCCCTTCGAACTCCCGACTCAGGCTGAACTCGCCGCGTATCTGCGCAAACTGTGGGAATTGGAAGGCGGTGGGCCGACGCCCGCCGACTATTTCGACTACATCGCCGACGACTGCGCTGTCCGCGATGCCCTGATGAAACTCGAAGTCGATCTGCTGGCCGGCCCGCGCGCGCGACCTGTGCCGGAGATCACCGACCAGCCTCAACCGAAACCGGTAACTTGTGACCGAGGAGCAAACCAATGGGACGACCCGGAAATTCGCAAACGCCGAATCGAAGGAATCCGCGCGGCTATGGCGAAAAGAAAGTAATTCTCGTCGCCGCTTGCCGCATGGGCGAATGCTGCCGGTTTCACGGGCGTGTCGTCGAGTCCCCTGCGGTCGAGAGCGCCCTGCGAGTCTTACCGAATGTGCCAGTCTGCCCCGAAATGGCCGCTGGCCTGGGCTGCCCGCGCGCAGCCACGCACAAGCGCAAAGGCCGCCACTTCTGCGGCGACGTCGATGTCACCGAGCTGCTGCAGCGGACCTGCGCTAAGCTGGCCGCAAAGTACGCCGAGTCGGCCGCGTACTACATCGGCGTTCGAGGCTCACCGACTTGCGACCCGCAGCACGGCATCTTTACTGCTGCTCTGCGTCGGCTTGGGGTGCCGTCGCGCCTGAGCGTGCGGCCTGGTGATCGCGAAAGCGCTGCTCACCCGAATTTGCCATTCGGGTAAAGTCCTTCTTCTCGCTGCCCGAAGGCCCGCCACTTTGCCAAGTGCCCGGGCCCAGCCGGTTCTCCCACCAAACCAGCTCACTCCAGGTATCAGGAAAGTTCGCGCGCGTTGCGGCATACGCTTCTGTTCGCTGGCCGGGACAGATGCGGCAGGCCGTGCGGCAGAGCCCGCGGCCGTAGCCTTCCCACAGCGGCATCTGGACGTCCGCAATCAGCTTTTCGCAGATCTCCTTCTGCGAGAAGTAAAGCGGCTGGAAGAATTTGTAATCCTTCATGCGCTCGACGACCAGGAAGCGCGATTCCTGCACCTTCCCATGCAGCCGGGACCGCTCCGACGCGCGCCCACCACGCACGATCACCACTTCCTCAGCCTTAAAGCCGGCGACGAAGTTGTCCAGTGTCTCGTGCAGAATCTCGTGACACCAGGGGAAGTGCGGCGACGGCCAGCCCTGCTTGTCGAGCTCCTCGTAAATCGTCACCTTCGAGCGGAGGATCTTCAAGATGAAGCGGCTGCCGAAGAAATCGCGACTGGCGATCAGGTGCTGCGGCATCGTCGGGAACTCGGAACCCAGGTCAGCGTACATCAGGATCACTTCGGCTTCGGGCAGGAAGTGATGCACCCATAGCGTAGCCGCGCTGGAATCCTTCCCCCCGGAGAACTCGACCAGGACCTTGCGCCCTTTCAGGACAGCCATCTCTTCTTCGGTGGGCGCAAATTCCGCCAGACTCTCGGCCACACTGAATCGTGCCTTATCAGCCTCACTTAGTCCACCGCCGCCGCCGGCATGCTCGCGCCCGAACATCGCGCGCTGTTCCTGCTCAGAGAAGAACGGCTTTAGATCGAGCTCGGCGGACAGATCATGAAGCACCTTCGGATCCCACTCCAGGCCCAGCTCGGCCGCGCGATTGTCGGCCAGGGCGAGCTCGCGCGCCTTTGGGTCATTGAGATCGAGATCGGTACGTTGCACGGCGACCAGCTTCGTGCCGTCGCAGGGCACGATCACGACGTCCTGGAGGCCAGCCGCGCCCGCCTGCTCGACCGTCTTGTTTCCGGCGATGATGCGGCCCTTGCGGTCCAGCAGGATCGAGCGGCCCGCGCCGTATTCTTTCAACGAACGCGCGACGAATTCGCGCCCGCGCTTCGTGCCTTTGTTGGCATTGCGGTCGTCTTGCACAAGGTCACTGATCTTCGCGAGCTGCTGTTCGCTCGGCTTCGGCGCTGGCATCGGCTCAGGCTGCGGCTGCTCAGGCTTCGATTGTTCAGGCTGGGCTTTCGACACTGGTTTAGCGGCTTTGGCCTTCTTCTCAGGCATGGTGACTCCTTGACGTTGGAAAAAATCGAAAAACTTTATTTCGCGGCTGCGCGTGCGGCACTGGCGTGCGGTCTACGCGCTCGGCTCTCCGAAGTTTTTTACCCACCATATAAAAGGCGAAAGAGGCAAAAACATGGTGGTGAAAGTCGAGCGAAGGTCATCGATCGCTACTTTCGCCGCGTTTTCACTGTCTCTTTTCAAGGTCGAGTGAGGAGCAGAGGAGACGAGGGAGCGGTAGTTTCCCTGCGCGGGTCGATAGAACCGGGCCGCAGGAGAACGGCAGATCGAAGCGAAGAGTGACTAAGGAGCGGGCGAAATGACGCTGAATTCGCGCCATTTCGGTCACAATCCCTCTACTAAACGCGCCCACCTTTGCCACCCAAGCTGTCGTGATGAGGGCCACAGAGTGCCTGCACATTGTCCTCATCGAACAGAGCGCCGCCATCTTCCAGTCTGATGACGTGGTGCAGCTCGGTTGCTGGTCGCTCACAACCGCAACTAGCCTCACACAATGGACGGCTAAATAGAACAGCGGAGCGGAACTTGCGCCATCGTCGGTCGTATTGACGCTGGGTGGAACTGCCGCGCTGGACTTCGATCTTGCGCTGATGAGCAGGGCAGTAACCCGACGGGACGAGCGCGCCGCAGTGAGGCTGGGCGCAGGGCCTGAGCGGAGCAACGGGCATCTACGACGCTGCTGAGACTTCCACTTCGAAGCGTGCGATGCCGTGCGAGCGAAAGACCTTATCTTCCCCGGCGAACACATCGACGACAGTCGCCTGCTTCTTCTCGCCGAGCCGATGGAATTTCTTCTCACCAAGCAGCTTGAGCAGAACCTGGTCGAACTCCGAGCCCAGCTCGACCGCTTCGCCGGGTTCGACCATCGCGCGCAGCGCGCGCAAATAGTCGTCTGACCGGCCATAGTGACGCGCTCCGAGAGCGCGCGCCTTCAGGTGCTTAATGACCAGTTCAGCGGGTGTCACTGGCTTGGCTGGTTTCTTCCTCACTGACATTCGAAACTCCTTCGACAACTAGGTTTTGCCGTTGGCCGACCAGCACGTGATCGGTCATCTCTTCGATCTTGTCGATGGCGCTGGGCCGCTTCGGAATGAATTCGCCCCAGGGCGTTTCGTTCGCGGGTTTCCGGAGTTGGAAAAGCAGGGCGACCATAAGCGCGATCAGAATGCAGTCGAGCGCGACGGCGACTGCGAAAGCGATGAGGGTCAACATAGGACAAACGCCGTCTCTCTGCCCAGGCGTTTCGCCGCAGCCGCATCTGGGATTCGGTCGGCGATGACGACGTTCTTTCGATCTGGGACGAAGAGGCCACGGGCAGCGAAGGCCAGCTTCACGTCGTCGGTGCGGATCTCGGTAATGAAGTTGTGAGCGCCCAGTTCGCGCAGCTTGTCGGCTACGACGATCAGGCCTCCCAAGTACCACATGATTGCTTCTCGGTTGCGGTCGCGTTCGCGCTGCAGCAGCTCGACGCACAGTGCCGCGCCAAGGCTGGTTAGAGCGCGGACCGCCCGTTTACGTTCGGATTTCGTGCTCATTTTTCCGGTTCGCTTCGTGGACTTGATAACGGTTTTCTAAACCGCTGCTATCGGCGCGATAGTTCGCCGAACTCTCTAAAAATTTGAGGTTTGCTAATCAGCCGCACCGGGTGTGGGCTTTTGGTGGGCTTTTTTGTTTTAACTTTCCAGCTTGCGCATGGCAGCAACGACATCCGGATCGAGCGTCTTGATGTAACACTTCTGCGTGACGCTCACATTCGAGTGGCGCAAGATGCGCTGAATGACGTTATCTGAGACGCCGAGATGATGAAGAACAGTCGCCAGGCCCCGCCGGAAAGCGTGCCAGCCGTGCCAAGCCAGACCGTGGCCGGCCAGAGTCGGTGCAATCACCTTGCGCGCCAGCACATCGAGGTTGATGGGCGCGCCGCTGGCGCTTTGGAAAATCAACCCGCTCGGCTGTTGAAGCCGATTGAGCCGGTCCGCGAGCTGGGCAATTACCGGGATCGGCGCTTTGCTCGTCTTAGTCTTGGGTTCGAGCTGATGACTGCGCCAGAAGGTCCGCTGCACCTTTAGTTGCTCGCCATCGTAATCTTCCCAGCGAAACCCGCGAATCTCGCTCTTGCGAGCTCCCGTAAACGCTGCGACTGTTACGATCGTCGCGGCGGGATCGTCGAGAACCGCGATCATCTGCTGAATTTCGGCCAGGCTGTAGGCGTAGGTTTCGGCGGCGGGTTTTGCCTTCGGCAGCTCGACATCATGCATCGGGTTCGGCGTGTTGATGATGCCGAGCCGCTTTGCCGCGTGGAAGGCCCCGCTGAGAAATGCCTTGATGTGGCGCAACGTTGTGATACTCAGATCACGCGCGCGCTGCAGCTCGGCCAGAATGCGCTCTCCGGTCGCAATGTCGAAGTCGCGCAGCACAATTGCCGCGTGCGGCTTCAAGTACAACAGCCACATGTTGCGGTAGCCGCGAAACGTGCTGATGCGCTTCTGCGACTCGACTGCCGGAAGGTAGATTTCTTCGACAAACTGTCCGAGAGTTGTGTTCGCTAGTGGCGCCCGGGCTTCATTCTTCGGCGCAATAAATTCGTCGGCCAGAGTCCGGGCCGCGCCCTTCGTCTTATAGTCGCCGATCGCGGCAGCGAGCCGATGCGTAACTCGCCTGCGCTGGAGGCTGCCATCAGGAAGCCTCACCGTCTCGCGGTAACGCAGGAACCATGTATTGCCTTTCTTGAAGAGAAAACCGCGCTGATGGCGCGTACGCTGCCTACTCACATACATGCGGAGTTTGTGAGACGATTCGATCCGCCCAGCTCGCGCGGCCCTGTAGCGGGTCCCATTCCTCAACTTTGTCCTGGGCGGCCCGGACGCGGCCGGCACTGATGTAAGACTCGTGACTGCCGCGCTCCCAATCATCGAAGATCGTGCACGGCAGTCCGACATTGGCAAGAACGTCCGCGAGCGTTATCGAGGCAGGATTGTTTGCGGATTTGCTAGGCGGAGGAGGAACAGGGAGGAGCGCGATCGCGCGGACTCGCTGCGCGACCGCGCCTGCGTAGCGGAGAATGCGGGCCTTGCCTTGGGCCAGAAGCTGCACCGCTCGATCTGCCGGAATGTAGCGAACGAACTGCTCGAATTCATCGTGAAGTCCAACATTGAACCGATTGTTTCGCATGTGCGCCCCTAAAAGTAACGGCCCGTCGCCGATGACGGGCCTCAATTGACTCATGCAGACCGAACAGGTACACGTCGGCCGTAGCTCAACTCCCGCTGCGCGTGGCGAGGCCTTCTAAGGGCGCGCTCGACCTTCTGTGGCCGAAGGAAACGTGCTAACAGCTCGTTGCAGACCTTTTAGGCTAGCGGCGGGCCTCGCTGAGAAGCAACGCCCAGAGAGTTTGATTTCGCTTACCTAAGTACCTGCCCGACTTCCGTTTCGGGAATTCTTCAAAGTATGCCGTTTCTGATGACGCTGTGTCGTGATGCAGGGCACGTCGCCGCGTGACCTGGTTAACGTCGTGGACCAGGCACGCCCGTGACCTGCCTGGTGCCTCCGACTTCTATTTGGTATCGAGCGGATATCCGCGTGATATCTTCACCCTGAGCACGCGGAACTGACATGATCATCACCGTAGGCGGAATCAAGGGCGGCAGTGGCAAGACGACGATCGCGACCAACCTGGCCGTGATGCGCGCGCGGGAGCGATTCTGGACGCCACAGGTGCACAAGCGGATCCCGGACGAACATTTTCAGGTATTGCTCATCGACGCCGATGACCAGCAGACCGCCGCCGATTTCACCGCGCGCCGCGCTCTGGAAGGGCACGATTCGACCTTCACCTGCATTCAGCTCGCCGGGACCGCCGTAAGAACTGAAACCTTGAAGCTGAAAGGGAAGTACGACGACATCATCATCGACGTGGGCGGTCACGATACTACTAGCCAGCGCGCGGCGCTTTCCATCGCCGACCTGCTACTCGTGCCCTTCGTGCCGCGCAGCTTCGACGTGTGGACGTTGGAGAAGATTGCCGAGCTGGTCGACGAAATGCGGCAGGCGAATCCTCACCTGATGGCCTGGACCTTCCTCAATCGCGCCGACCCGCGCGGCCAAGACAACGAACAGGCGGCGGCGCTACTGCGGGAAAACGCATTTCTGCGCTTCGTCGATGCGCCGCTGGGCTCGCGCAAGGCTTTTGCGAATGCAGCGGCAGAGGGCCTGGGTGTGGTCGAAATGAACGGCTGTGGTGATGAGAAGGCCGTTGCGGAAATGCGCGCACTTTACGCGATCGTGTTCGAGACCTTCGATAAGAGGGGAGACAAGCATGGCAGTCACGCCTAAGCCAGCAGCGAAGAGTAAGGTCGATGTGGACGCGCTCATTCGCAAAGGCGGTTCACCGGCTGCGAACGGCGATATTCGGTCGACCGTCCCACTGAAATTGCGCGTGCCAGCACCGATGCTGCGCCAAGTGGATGAGATTGTGGCCGCGCGCAAGGTCCCCACGCCGCGCCATTCCTGGCTGCTGGAAGCCATTCACGAGAAGATCGTGCGCGACTCGCGGCGCCCGACGTGAAAAATAATTCGGCATTTCCGCAAGCCAGATACTGGGAGAGGTGAAACTCGATGCCCCGAGGCAAAGCGAGCGGTCGGAAACCGTCCAAGCGCCCCATCGAACGATACGAGCACACGGACAAGAAACGGATCAATAACCCGCCGGTAGGTCTGGTGAACCCGGAGACGGAACCGCCTCTGCCAACGCATAAAACCTACCAGTACCCCCACCCGGTCCCAACAGTAAAGCCCGGCAAGGACCTGGACTACGATCCGCACCTCGATCCGCAGCTCGTGTGGGCCGGCAAGAAGGAGCATACGTCATTCGAGGTGCCGACCGTCTCCCTGCATGTCCACGAACGAATAGACCCGCGGACAATCATGGAGGCGGTGCGCAAGCGCAATGGCAACGGAGCCGCTGCACAGCCGTCGTTGTTCGAGCGGCGGGAGGAGAATCCACCGTTCCGCGAAGCGATTGACTTCTACCGCCACGCGCACGGCTGGTCAAACCGGTTGATTGCCGGCGACTCGCTGCTGGTCATGAACTCGCTTTTGGAGAAAGAAGGCATGGCCGGGCAGGTGCAGATGGTCTATGTCGACCCGCCGTATGGAATCAAGTACGGCTCGAACTTCCAGCCATTCGTTAACAAGAAAACAGTATCTCCCTCCGATAAAGACGAGGATCTGACGCAAGAACCCGAAATGCTGCATGCGTTTCGCGATACCTGGGAACTCGGTGTCCATTCGTACCTGACGTACTTGAGGGATAGGCTCCTGGTTGCAAGAGACTTGCTTCACAGCTCTGGTTCGTGCTTCCTCCAGATAAGCGACCAGAATCTTCATCTCGTCAGAAGTCTGCTGGACGACATTTTTGGCGCCAACAACTTCATCGCACTGCTTTCGTTTCAGAAGAAGGGCAGCCAGTCGGGGGACTTCGTTCCCTCTATACACGAGTACATCGTGTGGTACGCCAAAGATAAGTCAGTCGCAAAGTTCCGGCGCCTGTACAGACCGCGCGATTTGGCGGGCATCGGAGGTTCTGGGTTTGAGTACCTGATGTTAGCCGACGCAACGATTCGTAATCTAACTGAGGACGAGAAGCTCGGTAATAGTCCTCTACCGGACGGTGCGCGAGCCTTTCGGTACAATCCCTTGTTCAGTGCTAAACCTGGGCCGAATGAACCCGTCGAAATTGATGGAACACCTTACCCATCCGGCGGTAATTCCTGGAAGGTAAATCCCGCAAAAATTCCACTGCTCTACAAAATCGGCAGAATCGTAAAACAGAAAACGCGCCTAGTGTATCTGCGATATGCCGATGATTTCGACTACGTACCGCTCACGAACATCTGGGGTGGTATCGGTGGATCTCCGGACAAGGTATATGTTGTCCAGACTAATCCCGTCATACTGAAGAGATGCATCTTGATGACCACTGACCCAGGCGACTTGGTTCTCGATCCGACCTGCGGCTCGGGCACCACGGCCTATGTCGCCGAGGAGTGGGGGCGGCGCTGGATCACCTGCGACACCTCGCGCGTGGCGGTCACCCTAGCTAAGCAGCGGCTGATGACCGCCGACTTCGATTATTACGAGTTGCAGCACCCCGATGAGGGGGTAGGCAGTGGATTCCAATACAAAAAGGTGCCTCACATCACTCTCAAGTCCATTGCAAACAATCCTGAGATTCGCGAGGGCATGTCTTCTGAGCAAATCGATGCAGCCATTACTAGGTATGCCGACCGAGAAGACCTGTACGATCAACCGTTCATAGACAAGAAGCGTGTTCGAGTGACTGGTCCATTTACGGTAGAGGCCGTTCCTGCTCCGACGGTGCAATCACTGGAGGATATCCAGGTCGGCGTGGGCGCCGCCGCGACGGCATCAGGCAGCGCGCAGCAATCCATCGGCGACTTCCGCCATGCGGCCACGCCCCTGCTGGACACCTCAATCGCTCGTTCCGGCCCGACTCTGCGCCACACCGAGTGGCGCGACGAATTGCTAAAGACCGGCCTGCGCGGCAAGGGTGGGCACCACATCGACTTCTCGCGGGTCGAGCCTCTGGCCGGCACGCGCTGGCTCCATGCCGATGCGGAGACCAAAGGCATAAAGCCAGAGCGCGTCGTCATCTCCTTCGGTCCTGAGCACAGCCTGCTCGACAGCAATCAAGTCGAACTGGCCTGGAAGGAGGCGCGGATGCTGGTGCCGCGCCCTGACATCCTCGTTTTTGCGGCTTTCGAGTTCGATCCCGAAGCGGCGAAAGACATCGATGAGCTAACAAAAGACAAGGCCGGCATGACACTGCTCAGTGCGCAGATGAACGCCGACCTGCTCACGGAGGATCTGAAAAAGAAGCGGGCCTCGAACCAGAGCTTCTGGCTGGTGGGACGCCCGGACGTTGAACTGCGCCAGATCGGCAAGGGCGAGCACAAGGGTAAATGGGAAGTGGAAGTGGGCGGCTTCGACTACTACAACACGCGTACAGGCACCATCGAATCGGGCGACACGTCGCGCATTGCCATATGGCTGTTTGACCCAGACTACGACGGCCGCAGCCTTTATCCGCGCCAGGTATTCTTCCCAATGGCCGACGAGGACGAGGGCTGGACTAGGCTGGCGCGCAACCTGAAGGCGGAGATCGATCCAGACCTGATCGAGGCTTATCGCGGAACGACTTCGCTACCGTTTGACCCTGGCCCGCACAAGCAAGTTGCGGTGAAGGTCATTGACGATCGAGGCATTGAAAGCCTAAAAGTCGTGGATGTGAAGTGACCATGAGCACAGCGCCGCAGCAGGGCAAGACAACAATTGATCAGCTCATCATCAACTCCCCGTACGAGGAGCCACAGGAGCATTGGCGGTATCACCGGGAAACTCGGCTGTTTACGCGCGAGCAGGAGCGGAGAAAGGCTGGCTATGTGCGCGCTTCGGAATCATCGCGCTCTTTCGATGACCCAGGAATCTTCGTTGAGCTGCCGTTGGTCAACCAGATCAGGCCGCGAGTAACCGCGTGGCGTGAAGCTGGGTACGCCGGAGCGAGCGGTATCACACGCAGGCTGTTACAACACTGGCACGATACCGAGCAGCGCGACACGAATCGCCGATTCTTCTTCTGCCAACTGGAGGCAATCGAAACTCTGATCTGGCTGACGGAGGCTCCGGCTTCAGAGCGCGTCGGCATTGAGCTTCCCGGAGATGGAGGGCCGTTCAGCCGGCTCTGCTGCAAGATGGCAACGGGCTCCGGCAAGACGATCCTGATGGCGATGTTGATTGCATGGCAGGTGCTCAACAAAGTCACCTATCCACAGGACAAGCGCTTCTCCAAGAACGTTCTGCTGATTGCTCCTGGCCTAACGGTAAAGAAACGGTTGGAAGTGCTGATACCCGGCTCGCCGGGCAACTATTACGTCGAGTTCCAGATTGTCCCGCCCGGTCTCGAAGACAAGATGCGGCAAGGGGCGAGTTGCCATGTACTCATCCGCAACTGGCACATGCTGGATTGGGACACGGACGAGCAGATCAGCAAGAGGCGCACCGTCGACAAGCGCGGAGCTAAGAGCGACGAGGCCTATGTACGAGACGTACTGGAAGATATGGCCTCGGCGCAGAACATCGTGGTGATCAATGACGAGGCGCACCACGCGTGGCGTGTTCCCCCCAAGTCCCGAGTGGCCGGTGTCTCTAAAGATGAGGTAAACGAGGCGACAAAGTGGGTTGGCGGCCTCGACCGCATTCATCGCGCGAGAGGGATTCTCTCCTGCTTCGACTTGACTGCCACTCCTTTCGCGCCGACCGGCAAGAAGAGCGGCGAGGAGACCCTATTCGGCTGGATTGTGAGCGACTTCGGATTGAACGATGCGATTGAGTCCGGGCTCGTGAAAACCCCCAGGGTGGTAGTACGCGACGACGGCAAGCTGGACAGCAAGTACCGCTCGCGTTTCTATCACATCTACAGTGACCCTGAAGTCAAAACAGACGTAAACCGCAAAGCTGAGCCGGAGGCGCCGCTACCCGATCTGGTGCGGACTGGCTACTACTTCCTCGGCAAGGACTGGCTGGAAACGGCGAAGAAGTGGAAGAAAGAGAGTAGGCAGCCTACGCCGCCCGTGATGATCACGGTCGCGAATACCACATACACCGCGGCGCGCGTTGAATATGCGTTCACGCGCAAGCGAATCACCATTGATGAGCTATGCAAGCCGGAGCGCATCCTTCACATCGATTCCAAAGTCCTCGCGCAGGCTGAAGAGGAAGACGAACCACCCGTGCAGCTCGGGTTAGCACAAACAGACAACGAGGATGAGAACTCGGAGGAGGGCGGCGGGGAACCTGAAAACGGTCAGCATCGAGCCAAGAAGCTGTCCAAGAAAGAACAGGCGGAGCTACTACGGCGGAAGGTGGACACAGTCGGGCGCAAAGGCGAGCCGGGGGAGCAAGTTCAAAATGTGATCTCCGTCGGTATGCTCTCAGAAGGCTGGGACGCCAAGACAGTCACGCATATTATGGGCCTGCGTGCATTCACGTCCCAGCTCCTCTGCGAACAGGTAGTCGGGCGCGGGCTGCGTCGAACATCGTATGAGGTGAACGAGCAAACTGGACTGTTCCAACCGGAGTACGTAAACATTTTCGGCGTGCCGTTTACGTTTCTGCCTCACGAAGGCGGCGGAGATGAACCACCGCCTCCTCCGCCCTCACCAAAAACAAGGATTGAAGCGTTACCAGAACGGAAATCTTACGAGATCGTCTGGCCCAATGTAATGCGGATCGACCATGATTATCGGCCGACGCTGACGCTCGATTTACTGAAAGTGAAACGATTGGTCCTGGATGCGTACGAGAGTCCGCTGCTGGCGGAGTTAGCGCCAACAATCGACGGTAAGCCGGATGTCAGACATATCTCAGAGATCGATCTCCGGAAGAAGCTCGGGGACGAATACCGGATGCAGAAGGTAATTTTCACCGCGGCCGGCGACATTTATGAGCAGATGAAGAAGACTTGGAAGGGCAGCAAGGAATATTTGCTATCGCAGGTGATTCGAATAGTCGAGCAGTACATCGAGAGCGACAGGGTTCGCATTGACCCACCGCTGTTTAACCAGGACCCAGTACGCCGAAGAATCATCATCACGCTGCAGATGGGGAAAGTGGCTGAGGAACTAAAGCAGGCCATCCACTTCGATAACACGCTGGCGCTCGTCCCCGTTTTCGATTCCGAGAGGCCGGTCCGCGCGACTGGCGACATGCTCCCCTGGTACACCGGGAAGCCTTGCGAGCACACGAGACATTCCCACATTAATATGAGCGTGTTCGACAGCCGATGGGAGGCAAGCGAAGCGTTTGAGCTCGATCGCAGCGAGCATGTTGCGGCTTGGGTAAAAAACGACCACTTGGGATTCGAGATCACTTACTCATTTCGCGGTATCATCCGCAAGTTTCGACCCGACTACCTAGTTCGCTTGATCAATGGAAAAATGCTGGTGCTCGAAGTCAAGGGGCAAGATAATCACGAGCAGCAGACAAAGCGGGAGTTCTTAGCTGAATGGGTTAGAGCCATCAACGGACACGGCGGATTCGGGCTCTGGGCGGCTGATGTGTCGCGGAATCCGACCGACATTCACGAGATTTTAGCGAAGCAGAACGCGGACGTCTCTGTGCGAAATTCTTAGCTAGGCGTATCACTTCAGAGGTATGTCACCCGGCAACTGCTCCGTCGGCAGTCTCAGCAATCAGCTCTTCGGTTTCGACGCTGCTTTGTTTCTCGCGTTTTGTCTTCCATCCAGCTCCGATGATCTGCGCGAGACCGGCTAGCATTTCTGCGCAATTTAAGGGCAGCTTGTGGCCGTCAACCCAGAATTCACCCCATCCGTTCGGTTTGAGCGCAAAGGCTGAGCCCAGCGCCTTCGTCATCTCCTGCAGCTTCTCTTCCTTCACGATTTCGATAGCGCGCGCCTGTAGAAGGACCTGAATCCTGCCCTTGCGGTTTTCGGGGGCGAACAGTCCGATATACGCCCGGTTGGTTGGGCTGCCTGTAGTAGTCATCTCGGGCAGCGAGAACGTGTAACCCGTCGTATTTGGCCATTGGTATGCAGATCCACCAAGGCCGGACTTGATGCTGGTCACAAGGGCGTCATATCCCTGCTTGATCCCAAGGTCGGTCAGGAGTTTATCGAGTTTGACTTGGTTCCCGAGTTTGGTTGACCTAACTTGCGAGTCCTCAGACGCTGACGAGACCTCCACCTGGCGAGCAAGAAGAATTTCGTCCCCCTGCTTGAAACCGTGGAAAGTGATTAGGGAGATATCGACTTCACTTTGTGCGAGGAACGCCACAATTCGCTTTGCACGGTCATCAACTCCCAAGCCCACAAGCATAATGCGTGGACGTCCGATGTCGACTACAGGTCGTTGGAATTGACTTTGGTACCAATTGCTGAAGTCCTCGATGTGTTCTGTGCCGCCCCGGCCAGAGTGCTCATTGATGTGGCGGCAGAGTGCGTCGGGCTCAAGTCCGGCTAGATATGAGCCATAGTCAAGTGCTTGTGCGACGGCATCGCGCGTGAGGTCACCTCGTTTGAGTTCAAAAATCACAAGCCGCCCGTCCTCGTCGACACCGAGGAGATCAAGGGGACCACCCGGTGTTTCCGTCTGGCGGCCGATGAGGTGCAGATCCGGCATTAAGAGGTCTGGGGATGCTGTCAGAACTTCTTCTAGCAGCTGTTCGGTAGTGGTCTCGGAGATTGCTTCAACTGATACCGCGTTTGGTTTCTCGTTGCCACCGACAATCTTCCAAACCTTGATCTCTTCCAT